ATGTTTGCAGCACGGCAGAATCGCGTCGCCGGTCGGCTGGCGCTGGTGCTCGGCGCGACCGCGCTGGCCGTCGCCATGGCAGGGACGGCGAACGCGGACCCCCACATCCCCAACCCGTCGACCGGTGACTGCGCCGGCGGCAGCGCAGGTTCGCCGATCTACATGGGGTACTGCGACGGCGAGCACTACCCCGACGGCAGTTACTGGCACACCCGGCAGTGGGGTATCCCGATCTACGGCAACCAGAACGGTCTGGCCGGCACCCACGGCGGCCCGAACGGCGCCGAGTGCGTGATCGACAACGGATCACCGCTGCCGCCCGCAGCGCCCCCGGGCGGATGCGGCGGCGCCCAGCAATGAGCGACACCGAGACCCAGCTCGGCGCGACCGCCTACATCGCGCCCGCATATACCGACCGTCTCGGCGACTACCCGCCGCTTGAGCGTGCATGGGAAGACGTCGACGTAGTCGTTGGCACCGAGACCGAGGCCGAGCGGCAGCCGCTCCCCCGCACGCTGCTCGGCCTGCTCGGCTTCGTCGCTGTCGGCGGCCTGGTGCTCGGTGCGTACGTCACCGGCACTCGCGTCGAGCGCCACGTCGACGTCGCGGATCTCGCGCCGATCATCGAGACGACGACTGTCACCGAGGCGCCGTCGGCCGCCGAGGTGATCAATGCGCAGAACGACAAGCTGCTCGACACCGTGCGGTCCAATCAGCTCCCAGTTTCGACCGAGGCCGCGATGACGGTCGTCAACGCGCGGGCGTTCTGCGACTATCTCGCCACCGGGCACCGCACGCTGCATGATCAGGACGTTTTCGTCCAGGGCCTGTATCCCGGGTTCAACAGCAGCGACGTCGGCGCCTTCGAGGGTATGGCGGTCGGGATCATGTGCCCGCGGTTCGTGCCGCTGTACCAGCCCGGCGCTGACGGCACGAGCTAACGCCGCACCAAGTCACACAATTTTGTCTAGTATGCTTGACTAGAATGAGTCTAGCGCGCTAGACTAATATCATGATCGCACCGGCACCGACACGAGAGATCGTCAAGCAGCTCAAGAAATTGGGCTTCACCAGTCGCGACGGCAAGGGCAGTCACACCAAGTGGATCTGCCCCCACGGCAAATATGACGTCTCGCTGCCCGACGGTCACCGGACCATCAGCCCGGGCGTGCGCCGCCAGGTCAACGAGGCGATCCAGGCTTGCGCAACCAACTGCGAAAGAGAGGTCTGACATGCACACCTATCAGGTCAACGTCACCCGCGACGACCGGTGGTGGATGATCGACGTGCCCGAACTCGCCGGGTACGTCGGTGCTGACGGTGCGATCAACCTCAGCACTACCACCCAAGCCCGCCGACTCGCTGACGTGCCTAGCGAGTCCGCTGACTTCATCTGCACCGTTACCGACTCCGCGCCGTCCACCGTGCAGTTGAGGATCTCGATCAAGGTCGCCGACATCGACGTCACTGCAGAGGCCAAGAAAGTGGCGGTCGAGCGTGAGCTAGCCGAGGCCCATTCAGCTTCGGCCCAGGCAACAGCTCGTCTACTCGCGCGGGGACTCGCTGCACATGGCGTCGCTGTCCGTGACGTCGGCGAGGTGCTGCACGTCTCGTTTCAGCGGGCGCAACAGCTGATTTCCGAGCCGGGCTGAAACGCAAAAACGCGCCTCGGTGCCGGGATTTCTCCCAGTACCGAGGCGCGTTGTTGGTGCGACGGGGTGTGATAGTGCCCGTGCGTTCTCGATGTTACCGCTTCCAGTAGTCCGGTAGTCGCTGCAGCGGATCGGCCTCGGCGGGCAGCCAGCCGAGCAGGTGCAGCACGAGGTAGATGACGCCGCTGATGACCGGCACCGGGGCCAGCCGTCGAGCGTCTCGACAACCGGCCGACAGTGTCTCGCCGGGCGGGCAGGTCACGTCCCACCAGATGACGCCAGCGGCGAGCGCAATCCATGCCTTCGCCGCCGGCCGCATTACAGCATCCCGTCGAGCTCGGGCGGTGCCTGCGGTGGCGTGGCCTCGGGGAATCGCTGCTGTACCCAATCGAGGATCTGCCGCAGGTACGACACGGTGACGACCTGCAGGTGCTCGGCGCGGTCGGCGCGCTGGTCGGCCTTGCGGGTCCGGGCTTCGGCGTTGTCGAGACGATGCTCGACCGTCTCGAGTCGGCCCTTCAGGCCGTCGGCGTACCTCGACCAGTCGACCGACGTCGCGCCGCGGACCTCGGCGTCAGCGCTGCGCTTGGCCGGCCGGTAGGCGATCGCCGCAACGACGATCGCCCCGACCATGCCCGACAGGCCGCTCGTCAGTGCGACCTGCAGCGCAGAGTTCACGGCAGCGCGTCAACGCTGGCGAGGACCGTGTCGGCTTTCTTGAGGAAGCCGGAGACTGTCGCGATCGCCGTCAGTGCGCCGGTCAGTACCGCGCCCCAGGTCGTCGGTACCAGCGGCCCGATCGGAGACTGCAGGATGCCAGTGATGATGGCACCCAAGCCAGTCAGGGCAGCGATGACGAACTGTAGATCCTTGTGGATGCCGGTGGGGAGCTTCAGAGCCATGACGGTGGTTCCTTTCAGTTCACTAAATTGAATCGTATCGGCTGCTAAACGCCGAGTTCGTGCGGCAATGACAGGCCGAGCTTGTGGGCGTCGTCGATGCAGGCGTCCATCTGCGGGAAATACTGGTAGTGCGGCGAGTTGGGGCCGGCGGCGAAGAACACCATCACGTGGAACAGCTCCATCACGCCAGCGATCGGCTCGCCGAGCACGCCGGCCGCAGCGACCACGTCGGAGAACGTCGGCTGCATGACGATCTTCATGAACGTGCGGCCGACCTTGCCCTCGGCGGCTGGCGCTGACCACGGGTTGATGCCAACGCTGCAGCAGGTGTAGATGTCGCCCTTGTTCGCGCACGAGTGCACGATCGGCCGGCCGTCCGGTGCGAGCCGGTTCGTCTGCTCGGCGGTCAGGTCCAGCTCGAGCCCGATACCGCCGGTCTCGACACCGTCCTGCTCGATCGACTCGGGCAGTCCGGCCAGGGCGTTGCCGTGCGCGATGCCCGGCGTTCGGAAAATGTGGCCCAACTGGTAGATCCGGTAGACGTAGGGCAGCAGGTCGTGCAGCACACCGTTATCCGGCAGCATGTCCAGCGCGTAGACCTGGTCCCAGACCATCGAGCCCTGGCTGTAGCCGCTGCCGGCGATCACGAATCCTTCGAGGGTTCCGTGCAGCGCCTGGTAGACGTTGGCGTCCGTGCGGATCGCGGCGACCAGGTTGGCGCGGCCGGTCTGCACGCTCGGCCACATCGGCAGCGTGGCTGCCGGGTAGCCGATGCAACGTGACTGCCAGAGCCCATCGGCCAGGTTGGTCAGGCCGCCAACGATGCCCGAGCTGAACCCGGACCACCAGCCGTGGCCGTCGTCGATGATCGGCTGCGGTGGGGCCGGTGCGCCCGGGTAGACGGTGCCGTCGACGGCGTAGAAATAGCCAGCGGGCCGGTAGGTGCGGCCGTTGAGCTTCGCGCGGATGTCGACGAACAGGCTCGAGGTCATGTCAGCTCGTCGAGCGTGGCGGTCGGGTCGACGCTCGAGTAGTCGGCCGTCGGTTCGCCGTCCATCGCGCCGGCGTAGCTGGTCGGCCACGGCCGCAGCTCGGACGCGAGTTGGATGTACAGCCAGAGGCGGTCACGCGACAGCGGCGTCGGGCAACCGTCGAGCATCCAATACCACTGCAGCAGCCACGCCTTTTTCGGGTCCGCGACGTTGCCGAGCGGGTCGACGTGCCGGCCACCCTGCAGGCGAAGATCTGCGGTGACCTGGTCGTAGGTCGCGGCCGAGCCGACGACGGGGTGACCGGGTGTGAATTCGGTCTGGTACGGCTTGATGCCGTCGGCGTTGCCGTACGTGCAGCGGCCGAGCGCCTCGGGCGTGTACTGGTACCCGAGCACCGAGCCGTCCGGGCCGACGCCGCCAAGGTGCGCGAAAACGTCCTGATCGGCGGTCATCGGCCGACCTCATCTGCAGCTGCACGAGCGACGGCCGCGTCGATCCACTGCATCACTTCCTCGAGCTTGGTCAGCGCGAGTGACTTCTCGCGGCCAGGCGGGATCTCGCGGTCGATCCGATGCGCCAGCGGCTTCACATCTTGGCCAATCGACGCGCCGTCGCTTGTGAGCGCATATCCGAATCGTCGATCGATGTCGGCGGGCGATTCGTGGTAGCTCATGGTCAGTTCTCCTCGTTCGTGGTGGCGAGCACGTCGACGCATCCGGAGATGCCGAAATGGGCGCCGAGCGCGCCGAGCATCTCGGCGTTGGTGCGTCCGCCGTTGAAGTCCCAGCGGATCAGCTCCTGGTCCCATACTTCGGAGACCTCGCCAGCCTCGTCGGCAGGCTTGGGTACGGCGGGCGGGTTGTGTTCCACAGTGTTTCCTCCGGTCGGTGATGCGGGGTCGGGCTGCGCGGGCGCGTAGCCGAGTAGCGTGCGGAGTTCGTCGACGGTGCCGCGGAATGCGTTGACGTCGACCGATTTGCCGTCGATGATGGCGCCGTCACTGAACTGCCAGATAACGGGCGAGACGCCGCCGTAGCCGAGCCAGCCGATACCGGAATCGCCGCGGGCGTCCTGGTACTCGATCGAGCCGTAGGTGCCACGCTCGAAGTAGGACGACGACACCAGGCCGGGTACACCGACCAGTGACGGCGAGCCGATCTGCTGCCAGTACCAGTGCGGCAAGTAGGACAGCGCGACGTTGACGCCGACGGCGTTGAACGCGCGCACGACCGCCCAGAAATTGTCGATGCCACCGGAATTAGCCTCGAAGTCGAGCATCACGTTCGCGCCGCCGCCGTTGGCGATGAACTTCGCAGCCTGCGATGCCGGGTCGTTGGTGGTGACGTAGTGATAGCCGATCACCGGAACGTTGTTGGCGTTGCACCAATCTCGGACGGTCGGCCAGTACGGGTCGCGGTAGTAGTTGCCTTCGCTGACCTTGTGCTCCATCCACGTGTAGCCCTCGCGGTGAAAGCAGTCGTCGAGCCAGCCGGCGATCTCGGCAAACGATGCCCAGTTGTTGTTGGACAGGTCCGGGCCATAGAGCGTCACGTCATCCTCCTGCGGGGTGTTTGGGCATTACGGTCGGTTGGTCGCCGTAGCGTGGTTGCGCGGCGGCGTGTTGGTCGCGGCTGCGCTGGTTGATGTTCGGCAGCGCCAGCGGTATCGGTGCTGGTAGTGGCGTTGTGCCGGTCGGGCCTGGTATGAAATCTGGTATTTTTTCGGCCGTTTTCGGTGGCTGCGCCCAGTTCGGTGGGACCGTCAGACCGCCGATGCGACCGCCAGCACCGACGCGCACAGCGACCGCGGTGCGGACACTCGGCGTCGGCGCGGCCACTGCGGGTGATTCGATGATGTTGCGCACGCGGTTGAGCACATCGGGCACGGCCGCGACGCTGCTGGCGGCCCACAGCCCGGTCATCAGCGCCAGCACACTCGTCGGCAGCTCGTACGGCGCGTCGCTCAGCAGCGACTGAAACGTCTCGTCGAGCCACGCGCCCGGGTCGGTGGCAGTATCGACGCCGACCTGCTGTCCGGCGGCCGGAACCTGCAGCTGCCCGGTCGCGGTGGCCGCCGCTGCGGCGTAGGCGTGCATGGCAGCGATGTCCTGCGCCCACATCTGCTCGTATGCGGACTCGAGCAGCGCGATCGCGGTGCTGTACTGACCGAGGATGTTGAGGCCGGTCAGCATCGCCCACAGCTGCCGGTTCGCGGCGATGTGGGCCGGGCTGGCGACGGCGGCGTGCACCTGCTGGAATGCGGTCGCCGCCGCGGTGGCAACTTGGCCGGTGTTGGCCGCCGAAGTTGCCAGTTCGGTCAGCAGCGCGACGTAGCTGCCGACGGTGGTGCGCATGGACGTCGCAGCCGAGCCGTGCCACGGGATGCCAGCCGTCACCGCAGTCACGGCTTGTGCCGCGGCGTGCAGTTCGTCGGCGAGCTGCTGCCATGCCAGCGCCGCCTGCTCGAGCGGCGCCGCGCCGGGGCCTGCGTAGATCGCCGCCGATGTCACCTCGGGTGGCGCGTACAGGCTCACCGGCCTGTTATTCGACGCTCGTCAGCGCCTGCAGTTGTGCGCGCAGAGCCTCGACGTCGATGCCGGTCGCGGTGGCGACGCCGGTGCGGAACTTCTCGACGGTCAGGTAGGCGTACGCCTCGTCGGATGCCTGTTCGTAGCCGGCCTGCGTGATCTCGACGAGCGAGCCCCACGACACCAGCACGGCGTTGCCGTCCCGGAACGCCACACACGGCACGTAGTGGCCGCCGGCTGGCTGCGGACGTGTCACGGCGTCCCAGGTTTTCGGGAACTGCTGTATCCACTGTCGCGGCATCTGCAGGCCGAGGCCGACGCCGTCGAAGTAGTAGGCGGCGTAGCGTAGTTGCTCCCAGTTGCCGGGGTCCAGCGCCACGTAGGCGCCGATCGGGTGCCGGCGCCCTGCGGCGTCGGACAGTCCCGTGCTGCGACGTTTCGCGAGCGCGGCGGCGATATCGGTGCCATTGTCGGTCGGGTTCTCCCCCGTCGCGGGGTCGACGGCGGCGTTGGGGTCGTAGCCCGTCAGCTCGCGGTAGTTGGCGATCGCCGTGGCCGCGTCGACGGGCACGCTGCGGCCAGCCTCGGCGTTCCACAGCATGATCTCGTGCAGGGCGCCGGCTTCGTAGCAGTCGCCGACCTGGTCGTTGCCCAACATGCCCCAGTCCCAACCGATGAGCCGCTCGTGGCCGAAATCGGCTGGCGGCTCGTCGAGTTTGGTGGTGTCGGCGAAATCGCTGAAACGCAGCTTCACCGCGCCGGGACGAGCGGGTCGCTTTCCGAGCTTCATCACGATCGGTGCTCCTTACGGGTGGCTGATGGTGAGGACGACGCCGTCATTCCAAGTGATCTGGAAGGTGCCATTGGTGTCGGATTCGGCACCACCGAAGTCGATGACCGTCAGGATCGGGTTGGCAGCCGCGGTGCCCGGTGTGGTGTCGACGACCGCGGCCTTGTAGGCGGTGATCGTCGAGTCGTTCCATACCGGGTTGTCGGCCGTGAGTGACAACGTTTTCGACGCGTAGCTGACGGCTTGGTTGGTGAGTGCCTGACCGCCGGTGGTGTAGCCGTTGCCGTTGGGGATCTCGTGGGCGCCGAGGTCGGACTGGTAGCGGTGCGAGTCCGAGAATGTGTAGCCGTTGTCGAGCAGGATCACCTTCAGCGTGTCGCTGGACAGGTTGATCTGCTTGGCGGCCAGCGACTGCAGGAAGCCGCCCGGGACGGTGTTTGTGATGGTCATATTGGTTGTGTCCTTTCGGGACTGGTTGGGATCAGATCCATTCGAGAAGTAGGTATCCGGGCTGTCCGACGCCCGCGACGCCAGTGGTGCCGCCGGTGCCGGAGCCGCGGCCGCCGCCGCCGCCGCCGTAGCTGCCACCGTCACCGGCGTCGCCGGATTGCTGGAATCCGAAGTTGTTGACGGTGCCCGCACCGCCACCGCCACCGCCGGGCCGCCCCGGCGATGTGGTGCCGTTGGTGCCGTTTCCGGCCTTGGGCCGCGAGCTCGTCGTCGGCGCGCTGCCGGCGCCGCCGGCCCCGCCGCCGGACGTGGTGGAACTGCCGCCCCTGCCGCCGGTGAGCGTCCCGGCGACCGATGCCGCTGTGCCGCCGCCACCACCGCCGGCGCCGGCGGCACTACCGCCAGCTCCACCGCCGCCGTTGCCACCCACGCCGCCCGGACCCGATCCGGTTGCAGCAGTGACACCGACCACGTTGAGCAGACCCCCGTAGCCACCCGACGTCGTGGTGCTGCTGCCGCCGTTGCCGGCGATGACCGTCAGTGATCCGCTGGTGAACCGGCCACGACTGCATGTGTAGGTCGAGCCGAGTGACGCGACGGGAATGAACGTGCGGGCGACGTAGGCGCCGCCGCCACCACCACCGCCGTTGTTGACCGAACTGCCGTTGCCGCCCTGGCCGATCGCCGTGACGTACACACCGGAACAGCCAGCGGGCACGTCCTGGTTGGTGTGGGTGACGTTTTCCTCGTTGAACGGATCGAACGGCGTGATCGCGGTGACGGTCGGAGCCGGCGCGGCGATCGTGACCGTTTGTGCGGTCGGAACCGTCACAGTGACGTTGATGACGCTGTGGACGGTGACGGTCGGTGCTGGCGCCGACACCGATGCCGTAGCCGTTGGCACGACCACCGTGGCCGAACCGGTGACGGTCGGTGCTGGCGCCGACACCGTGGCCGTAGCCGTCGGCACGACCACCGTGTCGTCGATTTGGTCGGTGACGATCAAGCTCGGAGTTGGTGCGGTAACCGACACCGTCGCGGTCGGTACCAGTGCAGTTGCCGAGGTTGCACCGGCGAATCGGAGCGCGATCCACGCAAGCGTGCCGTCGGGCGCCGTGTAGACCGTCGATTGCACGCCAACTGTTGACATCTCGTAAATGGCGCCGTCGCTGATGTCGGCGACGTAGACCACACCGTTCGGGTCGACCGCGACGCTCTGCGGCTGCGAGAGTCCGGTGAACGGAACGGTGGATTGCACACCGGCCGCCGACATCTTGTAGACGGCACGGTTACCGGAGTCGGCGAGGTAGACGTCTCTGGTTGATGGGTCGACCGCGACGCCGAACGGCTGCAGGAGTCCGGTGAACGGAACGGTGGTTTGCACACCGGCCGCCGACAGCTCGTAAACAGCGGCGTTGCTGACGTCGGAGACGTAGATGTCGCCAGTCGCGGAGTTGACCGCGACGCCTTCGGGTCTGCCGAGTCCGGTGAACGGAACGGTGGATTGCACGCCAGCCTGCGACAGTCGATAGACCGCGCCATTGGCATAAGACGCGACGTAGACGTCGCCGGTCATCGAGTTAACAGCGATGCCGTTCACCGATGAGAGCCCCGTGAAGGGCAGCCTGGTCTGAACGCCGTTCTCGATGGTGTAGACCGCTACGGTGCTCTGGTCGGCGACGTACACATTGCCGGCAGTGTCGACTGCGATGCCGAGCGGCAGCGCGAGGCTGAACGGCAGCTGCGTCTTCACGCCCACGTCGTCGATCTCGTAGACGTCGGTGTCGGTCAGGTAGATGTAGGTCTGCGTTCCGATCGCGATGGCCGGTGCCGGGGCTTCGACGGCGATGGTGGCGGCCGGAACCTCGATGAGTGCCGATCCCGTCGCGGTCGGGCCGATGCCGGTTACGGTGACAGTCGCTGTCGGGACGGTGACCGCGGTGACTGCGGTGACGGTCGGTGCTGGCGCAGCGATCTCGATGGCAGCAGTCGGCACCGTGGCCGCTGTGATGGCCGCGACCGCCGGAGCGGGCGCGTCGACGGTGACACTGGCGGCAGGCACCGCGATCGATGTAACCGCCGCGACCGCCGGGACCGGCGCTTGCACGCTGACACTGGCGGCCGGCACCGCGGCCACCGCCGAGCCAGAAACAGCAGCCGGCGCGGGCGCGGCCACCGTAACCGCAGCGGTAGGCACTGCGATCACCGCGGAACCCGTGACAGTCGGGGCCGGAGCGGTGACGGACAGCTCGGCGGTCGGTGCATCGATCGTGCTGCTGCCCGATATGTAGACCGCCGGTGCCGGTGCCGCGACGGTGACGGCTGCGGTCGGCACGACGATGCTGGCCGATCCACTGACCTCCGGTGCCGGTGCCGCGACGGTGACGGCTGCGGTCGGCACGACGATGCTGGCCGATCCACTGACCTCCGGTGCCGGCGCGGCCACCATGACCGCTGCGCTGGGTGCGGTGATCGTGGTGATCGCCGCAACATCCGGCACGGGTGCAGCGACCTCGATGCTGGCAGTCGGCACGGAAAGCACAACACCTTGCGCGAAGCCGGCTTCACCGGCCTCGACGAGGACGGTGGCGCTCGGCACCTCAACGTCGGCCGAGCCGCTGGCCGTCGGCGCGTCCGCAGCGACCGTGATGGTCGCTGTCGGGACGGTGACGGCGGTGATGGCCGCGACAGCGGGTACGGGTGCAGCGACCTCGACGGTCGCGGTCGGGACCGCGGCCACAGCCGAGCCGGTGACGGCGACTGGTGTCGGCGCGGACACAGTGACGGCGGCCGTCGGTACTGCCGCGGTCGTGAGAGTCTCGGCGGTCGGTGCTGGCGCCTGCACGGTGATGGCGGCGGTCGGAACGATGGCGACGGCCGAACCTGATACGGCTGGCGCTGGCGCCGCGACGGTAACCGTGGCAACCGGAACCTCGGCGTCGACGCCGACGATCACAGTCGGAACCGGCGCAGCCACCTCGACCACCGCGGTCGGCACCAACAACGACGTCGACCGCTCGACTGTCGGGGCCGGCGCTGCCACCGTCAGCTCGGCCGTCGGCACCGCGACGTCGACGTTTAGGCTGCCGTAGGGTCCGCAGACCTCGAACGTCCGCGACCGGGCGGCGACCTCGGCGATCCGCTCGGCGGCCTGCACGACGGACACGCGCAGTCGGGACGCCGCAACCGCGAAAACACGATCAACTACCGGAATTTCAACGGTGCGCGGCTGCGACAGCAGTGCAGCAACGACACGCGGTCGCGGCGCCTCGACAGTCAGGTCGCGATCGGCCGCGGTGACCGTTGCCGAACGACCAGCAGGCGCCGGGACGGTGACAATGCGCGGCCGAGTCGCGCAGCAGGTCATGGAATGTACTGCTCGTTGATCGAAATCTGAATCGACATCGACTCCTCGCGGCCAGCCGCGGTCGTGATGTGGTTCGTCACGTCGTAGACGACGCCGACCGTGCCGCCCTCGACGAACGCCGTCGCTGTGGTGTCGGTGGACGATGGCGTTGGTGAGTCGGCGATCGTCACGCCGAGCGCCGCGGTGTTGGTCAGCGGCGGCGACGCCGTCGTGGCCGCCGCCCGGCCGTCATCGGTGAAACTGACAACCGACGGCCCAAGCGTGACGAGCAGCTTGTTTTCCTGCCCGGATTCTGTGCCGGCGTAGACCTTGATGGCGGTCGCGTTCGGCACCCTCGGCCACGCGAGTTGCGCCAGCCCGTTCGCGTCGGCCCACGTCGCCGATACCTCGTTGGACGCGGTGGTCTCACCGTTAGCATCGACCGCGGTGATCACCCAATAACGGGAGCCCGCCGGCAGCACACCCCCGGTATTAGCGGTGCCCACCAGCGTCAGCGCGACCGGCGGTGTCAGGTTCTCGACAGACCATTCCGACTCGGCGATCGTGTCGCCATCCGGCAACCACTTCGCCCAGTCGACCGTGTAGTCGAGTTTCGCACTCGGACCCTGCGAGAAAGTCATGTGATGGCCTTCGGCTCGTGAATATTGTTGTGCTACAGCAGACTTCGGTTGGCCAGCGCGATTTCCATGACCGTAAACCATTTCGAATCGCCGATGATCTGCCACGACCCGGGCGTCCCGAGCGTCGTTGTGCCGGTGTAGGTCGGCGGCGCGGGCGCGGTCGTGTGGTAGGACGTCAACGAGCCGCCCGGAATGACCGCCACCGTGTCGCCCGGCTTCAGATCCACAACGGTCTGATATTCCAGTCCGGCCGCCGTGGTCACGCCCGCGGCGTAGGTGCGGATGATGCCGTTGACGACCACGTACATGTTCGCGGTGAACATGGTGCCGTCGATGCTGCCGTCACTGTTGATGGTGGTACTGCCGGCGTCGGCGGCCGTCGGCTCATACCGGCCGCGGACCCAATAAGCGCCGGCCAGACTGACTTTGAAGCAGTTCATGTTCGGCGCCGACAGGTCCGGGGTCAGCGACTGCACATTGTCGAACGTGTTGGCCGGCAACGGCGGCACGCCGTTACTGTCGGCGCCGAACGCCGTCAGCGTGACCGGAGTGGTCGATTCACGGATGAGTCGTCCGAACGAGCCGACCTCGGTGTCCGGTGCCTGCAGCAGGATCTCGAGCACGACCCACGAGTTGCCCGACCCCGACGCCGCGGTCATCCCGAACGTGTTGTTCGCCGAGCTGGCCGCGACATCACCGATCGCGACCGCCAGGCCGTGCGTCGACGCCCATGCCTTCGTGGTGCGCTGCGTGGCGCCCGTCATCGATGACAGGGCCGCAGCCGTCGATGATGCGGCCCGGTTGACGAACAGTGCCACCGACAACGACCGCGGATCGTCGACGGTCTGCCCGGTCGTCAGCGACAGGCTGGCCGTGCTCTGGCCGCCGTGGTTGAAGCCACCGACACCGACCGAGTTGACATCGCAGTAGCTGACCGATGTGGCGGCGAAGCCGTTCCATGTCGCGCTGGTCTCGGTCTCGACGGTCAGTGACACCGTGTACGTGCCCGGGTTGACGAACGCGCCGAGCAGCACACCGACCACGTCGTTGGGCGACGAGAACTGCAGCACAGGCACGTTCACCAGGCCGTCGGATGAGACGGCGGTCGCGCTGAATCGGGCGATCGCGACGTTCTCAGGGTTGTCGAAGATCGCGCCGATCAGCAGGTAGTTCGCTGCGGCGCTGACGGTGTGCGACCAGGTGATTGTCTTCGTGGTGCCGGTGTAGCTGCCGGTCGATGCGCCGGCGCTGGCCGCGGCGTCGAACGTGATCGCGGCGTCGCTGCCGGCGGCGGTGTTGACGACGATGTTCTGCTGCGGGATCTTCTGCAGTGCCTGCACGACGGCCGCGGTGTCGGGCACGACGCCGGTGGCGTTGCCGCCGTAGACGGCCTGGTGGATACCGTCGGCGACGGCCTGCGCTGATGCGCTGGCGGTGGCCGCGTTGGTGGCGATCGCCGGTACACCGCTGGCGTTCTCCGAGCCGGGTGTCGTCAGATCCGGCACGGTCTGCACCGCGATCTGTGTAGATGTCGCCGGGTTCGGTGTGCTGGCCGCGCCGGGGTTGAACAGGTTCGTGAAGAACGTTGACAGGCCGTCGATGACGGGATCGACTCCGGCCTCGATGTCGGCCACGGTCTGCGGGCTGGCTCCGAAGAACCCGCCGATGCCGTTGATCAGATTGTTCGCCGCGGTGGTGACGGTGTTCGCGGTCTGTTGCGCGCCGGTGGCCGCGGCGTGCGCGTCGTCGGCGGTGCTGGCCGCCGCGCTGGCCGTGCCGGTCGCGGTCGCAGCACTCGCCACCGCGCCCGCGACGTCGTCGCCGAGGCTCGCGTTGCCCGATGTCGACGAGACCACGGTGTGCGGGATCTGCGACGGCGCGTTGACGGTGACCGTGGCGCCCGGGCCGATCATGTCGACGGCGAGCTGCTGCACATCCGGTCCGATGTCTTCCCATCCGCGGCCGTCGGCGAAAACCACGTCGTTGAACAGGTTTTGCAGGTCGACATGGATGTTGTCGTAGCTCGACGGCAGAGCCGAGTGCTGAATATTCGACGTGTTGGTGCCGACGACCGCGCCCGGACCGAACAGGTCACCGATGAACACGTTAAGTGCGTGCGTGAAATCGGCGGCGTCTCCGGTCTGCGATAGACCCATCGCGGCGAGACCGTCATCGATCAGTGTCTGCAGGTCGGTGCTGGCTTTTTCGGCGGCGGTTTGCGCCTCACCGGCTGCCGTCTGCGCATCGTCGGCGGTGGTCTGCGCGTTGGCGGCCGTGGTTTGGGCGCCCTCCGCTGCTGCCAGAGCGGCCTGCGCTTTCGCTTCCATCTCCTCGCCGTATTGCTGCAGGAACGCGAACGGCTTCATGCCCAGTACGTCGACGCTGGCGAGCGCGAACGCCACCTGTGCGAGCACCTCGTCGACGATTGCCTCGCCGAACGCCTTCGTCTGCGGCGAGTTGAACGGCGGCGTCTTCGCCGGCACAGTTCGGTGCACCGACGGCACCGGCGTCGTCGCTTTCGGGTATTGGCTCACAGCAACGCGGGGATCTGGTTGCAGGTGAACGCCGTCTGCGATGCCGCCGTCGACCAGGTGTCGTTTGTCGGGTTCGACTGCGTGGCAACGAAAAATATCGTGGCCGTCTCATTGGCCGCGACCTTGGCCGGTGTCGCGGGGATCGGCAGCTGCGGCGTCAGGTTGATCGCGATCTGCGCCTGGCCGCCGATCGCCCAACCGACCCCGACCTGCGGACCCGTCGGACTGTTGAGGTTCGCCGTCAACGTGATCAGTGTGTTCTGCGTACCGGACACCACGCACTGCCCGTGAGGCTGCGGATACCAGGCGTAGGGCCGCGCCGGCAGTGCCAGCTCGGTCAGGGTGCGCGACGCCTGCGACGACGCCGGCGTCGAGATCGGCTGCCCGGTGAAGATGTCGGTGATGAGCTGCGGCACGTAGTCGAACATGTTCGTGGCTTCGTTCCACGCCAGCGTCCAACCGTCGGCGGTCGGTGTTCCGTTCACGTCGGGCGCGCTGGTCAGGTCGTTGCCGGGGCCGGGGTCGCCGGGCTGCCCTTGGTTCATGTAGATGACGACGTCGTAGACCGCGGGGATGCCGGGGCCGCCGGGGCTGACCGGGATGAATTGGCCGGCCGGGTCGGGTAGCGGCTGCCCGTATGGCACGGGTATGACGTCGAGCTTGCGGAACTGCGGTGACGGCCCTGGCCGGCCCTCCGCGAGCGGGGGGATGTTGATCAACGCGCCGCCGGGTCCGAACACGCACACTGCGGTCTGCGTGGTGCCGGGTTCGATGCCGGCCGGGAATAGCACGTCTCCGCGGTACATCACGGCGCCTGCTGGATAGCCGACAGGCGAGAAGTCCCAGACGCCGCTCATCTCGGGTGCAGTCACGTTCTATCCTCCGGGGCTGGCGAGCAACAGCAGGTTGATGTTTTCTTCGGCCTCAACGATTTTTCGTTGCGCGATGATGGCCGCGGAGTCATCGCGGCGGCCATCGCCGATGGTCGCGGTCACTCGCGCCCACTGCTCACGCGAGTCCTCGATTTCGATCTCGTCGACGACGTCGGTGTAGAGCACGCTGCGTCGTACGACCGACGACATCGCGGCCGGCCAGATATCACGGAACAGGCGGAACGGCTGGCCGTTGTAGAACGTCAGCTTTGCGACCGGGTACCCGCGGCACTGATATTGCGCATCGAGCGCGGCAAACGTCGCGTCTACGTTGTAGGTCGACTGAGTCGGGAAGAACTTTTCCGGGAAGCCGTACGGTCCCATTTCGACTCGCATGTCGAAGTTTTCGTAACTCTCGAATGCGAGCACGGCGTTATCGATGATTCCGTCGAGCATGTCCGACGGAATCCCCGAGACTCCGATCGCGATAGTTAGCAGATCTATCAGGTACGCGCTCGTTGCGTTGAAGAACGCGTTCAACCACTGCGGGCTGCGTCCACCGATGACCGTTTTCCATGCGAGCGGATGATGGTGTGCCACATCGAGTTTCACGATGCCGCCGACTTTTATGTCGGCGTTGAATATCGTCCACGGCGGCACGAAATTCACACCGATAACCGGCGCGATCTCGATGTTTGAACCCGGCGGAACATACTCGTTGTTCGGGTTCAGGAACATCTGCGCGACCTTGCCGTACACCGAATCGGTAAGGCTCACAGCGTTTTTGATGCCGCCATCTAGCACCGTGTCCGTCGGCCCTGTGACATTGCTGTAATCGCGAACATTGAAGATGTACGTGGGCACTGTCAGGTCGAACATGCGGCCGGCCGGCTGCGGGTCGCCCGGCATCCACAGGTCGATCGTGGCGTACAGCCCGTTTTCGTCGAGCTGCTCCTTCATCAGCTTCCAGCAGCTATCCATCTTGCCGTGGATGTTGATCCAATTCGACGTGTCGGTAAGCTCGTCATCCCAGATGACACACACTGGCGTCGTGCACATTTGAGCCAGCTGCGTCAGGTTGATCTGGTAGTCGGCGAGCAGCGTGCCGAGCCACGTGCGCCAGTCCGGGTCGAGTGAGCCGAGCTGATTCAAGAATTCGTTCAGACCGGACTGAATGCGAAATGCGTTCTCGGCCACCATGGTCTTGATGACGGTGATCGCGGGGCCGGTGTACATAGCCTCGAGCGGCTGAAACTCGATCGGCAAGCCGGGGTCCGGGAACACGAGGATCGCGTCGAGGATCGCGAGGTTGTGGATCAGGTCGCAGTCGACGGTCTCGCTGCCGTCCTCGTTGATCTTGTCGTGCGCGGTGAGTACGCGGCCATTCCAGACCCGCTGCCCGTCCAGGTCGACGTTGATCGGCACGACCGTCTTGTCGCAGGCCAGCACCACATCGGCCAGCGGGTCGTTGCCGAGCAGCGTCAGGCTGCCGGTCGGGATCTCCCGGCGCGGCAGCTTCACCGTCGTGCGAATGTAGTTGTTCGGCCGACCCAGCTCGCGATACAGCCGGTCATAGACCGTCAGCGACAGGTTCGTCGGTGGCCGCTGCGCGACCTCGGCGATCTCGCGTGCCGCCTGCGACGCCGCGACCGGGTCATCGCCGAGGATCGCCGCGAGCTGCTCGCCGCTGCCGCTCATTCCGGCGACACCCGCATCGGGTCTAGTCGGGCGACAACCTTCGAGGCCGGTGAGCCGGCGGTGATCGACACGGCGATGTGCTGCGGCTGCGCCAGGCGCGGCTGCGCGACACCCGGCACGAGGTTGGTGAACAGGCCGTTAAGCAGGCTGTACAGCGGTCCTTGCGGCGGCGCGATACCGAACTCCGATTCGAACTGTCGCAGCACCGGCGGCACGTTGTTGTTCGTCACGAAATTCACAATCGACTCGATCAATTTCTGATCGGGCGTCACCGCGAGCTGCGGTGTCCCGGCGGTGATATCGACGACCTGCGTGACACGCGCCCGGGTGTCGATCAGCGCGATCTGGCCGGGCAGTAGCGGCCCGAACGTGATCGGGGTCTCGGTGCCCGTCGACGGGCCGTTGCTGAACGAGAACAAGCCGGGGCCGTAGCACAAGAGCTGCACGGGCGCGTCTTGGTCGCCGATGTTCGCCAGCGTCAAGAACCCCTGCGCATCCGAGACGCCGGGCGCGAACGTCGAGAACGACGGCATCCCAAACCAGAATGCCTCGTCGTGCAGAATCTGGTGGGTCAGCTCGACTTCGCCGGCGACCGCTCGCATCCGCTGCTGCGCGTCGGCCCACGGCGCGCCGAGACGCGGTGTGCAGTACCAGTAGCCGCGGTCCTGCGTGATCCACTCGAGTTTGCCGGTGCGATCCGGTCGCCACGCCGCTTTCCACTGCGACAGAGCCTCGGACAGGCCGCGCGGGGTCCGCGAATGCACCTGCACCTTGAACGATGCTTTCAGTTCGTCGTAGACCGCGCCCATCCACGTCGAGCCGGCCTGCCGCGCCGTTTTCTGGCTGATGTGGTCGAAACCCGGCATCAGGTTCTTGATGTCGCCGACCAGCACGACGCCGTCCTGCACGCCAGGCGTCGGAGCCGTCGGACCCGCGACGTGGAACTTCGTGACGCCGTCCCACGACGTGTAATACAGCATCTCGTGGTCGCCCTTGACCAGTTCGCGTGCACCCCAACGCTTTACCGGGCCGTCGGGGAAGATCATTTGATGCGGCTCGTTACCGGGAACTTCGTGCCGCCGGCCGCGGTCTGCGCGAGTCGCTGCGACTGCTCGGCGAAGTCATCGACGTTCTTGGCCTTGATCGTCGGGTTGTACATGTGCACGTGGGTGTCGCCACCTGCCGCCTCGGCCGCATCTTCCTGCTGATTGCGGACACTCTCGTTCTCGAGCGGACGCTTCGCGTTGCCGGCCACGATCGGCGATGAGGGCTTGGCCCCGGCGATACCGGACAGGATCTTGCCGGGCAGCGTGTTGCCGAAATCGGACAACGGCGAGTCGGACGGCATGAACGTGCTCATGAGTCCCTCGACGCCGATCGCGGCGAGCTGGCCGCCGTAGGCGATGGTGCGGTTCATCATCTGCGACAGAATCTGCACGGCCGCACCGGAGCCGGGCGCGAACATGTCAGCGGCCATCGCACCGGCACCCTCGGCAGCGCCGAGCGCGCCGCCGGAGATCGACAAGCCGGGCTTTCCGCCACCAGTGGACCCCATCGGCTGCCCCGGTGCTGTCGACGCCGGCTCATCGCCCTCAGTGACCGGGCCGCCGCCGGCGTAATGCTTGGCGTTACGCAGCCGGTTCATGCCGTCCATGCCGACGGCGTTAACGGCGCTCTTGGGCTCCACGAACTCGCCGGGCTGCAGCCACGACAACTGAGTATCTTGCGCGTTCGGTGGCCGCAGCAGCGAGCCGAGCATCGCGCCCTCCATCGGCGCGATCGCCATGTTGCCCAGGAACGTCACGACCCACTTCGCCAGGCCCGGCAGACCGTCTTTGAGACCAAACGCGTCGTCCATCTCGGCGCCGAAATCCATCGCCGGCAGATCCTGGCGGCCGTTGTGCCGCTGCATACCGCCCATACCGTCGTTACCGGGGCCGGGCGTGACATCGTCACCGTGATTGCTGTTGCGGTGCCGGCGATGCGCGTTGCTGTCCTCGTCGCTGGACTTGATGAAAACCGGGTCGTTGCGCGTGCCAACTGGCCCCTGCGGCGCGTTCGGGTCGGTGAGCACGATGCCGCCCTCACCGGGGCCGGGAGCGCGGCGGCTACCGCCGGTCGAGTACCCGGTGAGCATCCCGGCGCGGGCCGCCGCGCGCAGCCGCAGCATCGCGTTCTGGCCGCCCACAGCGCTGACCTCGTCCGCGGTCCACACGTGCTCACCGGGCGCCAGCAGCGACAGCTCGGAGTCGACACCATCCGGTCCGTCACCGCGGATCGGACCACCGCCGGCGTGACCAGGAATGTGCAGGAAGTGCTCGACCTTACCGAAACCGTCCGCGGCCATATGACCGAGCGCGCCGACCGCCTTACCGACCGCACCGGGGATGTCGCCGAGCGAATGCAGCAGCCCATCGACGCCGTCCTTGATCGCCTGAAACGGGTGCGCGTCCTTGATCTTCTCGAAATCGGCCTTCGCCGTCTCGATCACGTGACCGACCTTGTGACCGAAATCGTCGAGCGCGTGCCAGGTGTCGTTCACTGCGTGCCACAGGTGCATGAAGCTGTCGTAGGCGCCGGTGACCGGCCGGGCGACCTGCTCGATCGACTTCCACACGATGCCGAACGCTTGCCCGATTCCCTCGCGGTGCTGGACTATCCAGTTCATCGCCGTGTTGAGCTTCTCGAGCCCGGACGTGACCGTCGGCAAGAACGCAGTGCCCATCGACACTTTCAACGAGTCCCAGGCCGCACCGAGCTTTTTGATGTTGCCCTGGTAGGTGTCGAGGGCTTCGGCGCTGCCCTCGACGTTGCCCTTGTCGTCGGGCTTGGAGCCCGCGATGCTGGCGGCCGTGCGCTGCGCCGACGCGTTGGCTTCACCGGTGAGTTGTTGGAACGCCTGCCCCGACACCTGGTCGCCGATGAGCGCCTGAATCGCTTGCTGCCGTGTCTGCTGCGAGCCCTGCCCGGACGCCAGCAACTGCGAAAACCCGCGCGACTGCTGAAACAGCGTGTTGAACTGCTCGACCTTTTTGACGTCATCGTCGTCGATGTCGCCGCGTGACTTCCGGTATTGCTTGAACGTCAGCTCACCCGAACGGATCTCATCGGCAACCTTGCGCTGCTCGGGGTTCATCGCCGCGAGCATCTGCTGAATCGACTGCTGTACCTGCGCGTTCTGGTAGTTGGCGTCGATGTTGACCATGCCGTTTTTGTCGGTGTGCGCGGTGATCGCGTCGGCCAGCTTTTGGATCGTGCCCAGCGGGTCCGCGGAGAACTGGGTCTTGACCTGCATCGGGTCCAGGCCGAGCGCGCCCCATTCGGCTCGCATCTGGTTAGTCGGTGCCTGAATTTTCTGAATCAGGTGCAGCACGTCCTGGCCTGCGTTGTCGGCGTGCATCCCCGACTGCGTCATCTGCGCGACCATCGCCATCCACTGCGGCGCACCGATTCCCATGCTCGACGCGACCGGCTCGACGATGTGCATCGCGCCCGCGAACTCGCCCAGCGGCACCTTGGCAGCGCCGGCGCCGGTGACGATCTGCGACCCCACCGACGCCGCATCGGATGCCTTCAGTTGGTAATCACTGATCTGCGTGGTGATCGCCGACAGGGCTGTTTCCAGCGGCACGTCCTCGATGGCCGCCATCTGCGCACCGGCCTTGAGCACCGAACCCATATCGCCGGCGTTGCGGTGCCCTGCCTTCGCAACAAAGTAGGCGCCGTTCATCAGCTCACCGGGGTCGATGCCGACTTGCGGCGCCATCGACAGCACCATGTTCTGAATCGACTGCAGCTTGTCGACGGGAATGTCGGCCGCAGTGTGCAGCTTCATCAGCTCGGCCTGGAAGTCAGCGGCAGGTGGAACGCTCTTGGCGATCGCGATGCCGAGGCCAGCCACTGCGGCGGTGACACCACCGACGGCGAGCGCCGTGCCGCTCAAGCCGGCGAATGCGCCGCCGAACAGGCCAGCCGACTCGGCGCTCTTGGCGGTCGCGTCCGTGACGGCGCGGTGCGCGGCCTCGGTGTCGTTGAGTGCGTCGACGTAGTTGCGTGCGTCGCGGCCGGAGCGCGCCCGGGCGTCGGCCAGCGCCAGTTCGGCCGTCATCGCCTTCGAGGACAGGTCACCGTGCTTACCGCGAACCTCGGCCAGACGCGTTTCGGCGATCTCGGCCTGCCGCCGCGACCGTTCCATGCGGGACGCGGCGGCGGCCTCGGCGTCAGCGGTCGCCGAATAGGTCGCCTGCAAACCATCGAGGTCGCGGCGCACCCGATCGGCACGGCCGAGCACACCGTCGAACAACGAACCGGTTGCGCGCGCGAAATCGTCGCTGATGGCGCGTCCAGCTCGGCCGAAGATTGCTTCGGCTTCGCGTGCCGCTTCCATCGCGGCGGTGCGTGAGAGTCGGGTCATGACGTCGATGTAGATCGGCATCGGCCCTACTCCCTTCGTTTCCCGCGGTTGATGGCGTCACGCACCGACGAGCGGTAGCGGTCACGGATCTCGGCTTGCTTTCGTTGTTCGCGGCGCCGCAGCGCCTCGACGAGCGGCTCGTCGAGGCCGTCCCGCGACGGCGGTTCGCCGCCGCGGTCGGCGCGTGACAATGCGACCTCGAGGGCTGTCCGGGCGGCGATCTTGCGGTCATACGTCCAGTCGACGAACTCCGCCTCGACCACCGCGCCGTCCGGCAGCGGCGTCAGCACCGAATACAGCCGCAGGCTCGACTGGCCGTCTTCGATGACCTCGACGAGCCGGTGCGTGCGCTCGACGCGCTCACGGAATGAGCTCGTCTCGGGCAGGTCCGACAGCAGCGCGAGCAGCTCCCGACTGCTCATGGCTCCGGTGTGCCATTCCCGGATGTGACGTCCGGGGTGGTAGCGGCTAAGCGCCGCTTCCGTCTCCCGCGGGAGTAGGCGCCACAGTGCCAAGGCTTCCCGCACTTTTCGAGTCCTCCCGGCGGCGCCGGGCCAGCTCGGTCTGCATCTTCCACCAGGCGACGTTGACGTCGTTGCCGCGGCCACCGGCGGCGACGAACGCCTCGTAGCGGTCGCCGAGGATCGCCCGGGCGAGCTGAATGTGGTAGTGCTCCACCAGCTCACCGTTTTTGCGGTACGGCTCGAGCAGGTTGCCGTCCTCGTCCTTGTCCCAGCCCTCGGATTCCAGCTTGAGCTGGTCGTAGCGGCGCTGCTGGTCGTCGTCGAGCAGCGACGGGTTCGGGATCTCGAACACACCGCCATCGGTGACGATGCGCACCGATGCCGCGAATCCGAGGTAGTCGGCGGCTTGCTCGCGGGCCTCGGCGACACTGTTGTACTGGCTCATGATTTTCTAATCTCCTTGTGGGTGTTGCGTTTTCGTGAATCGACCCGAGGCGCACCCTCGGGGAGTGGGGTGCGCCTCGAGTCGATGGATCAGGCGACCGCGGTGATCGAGTTCGATGCCGTCGACGTCGCGGTCTGGTCGTTGGCGCCCTCGGCCACGACCTTGAACACATAGGCACTGCTGGTCGTCAGCCCGGACACGGTCAGCGTGGTCGTGCTGCCGTTGACCGTCGGCGACCCCTGCAGCGTCGCCGACGTGAACTCGCCCGCACCGCCGACCTGCTGCAGCACCGTGTAGGTGTACGGTTCGTCACCGGTCGGCGTGGTGAACGCCACGGTCGCCTTATCGCCGCTGACCGCGGTGGCGACCGGTGCGGTGGACGAGAACGTCGGCGCGCCACCCAGGCCGCGCCACTGCACACCGTCACGGCAGATCCACATGACCTCACCGGTGTTCGGGTCGAACAGCGGATTGAACGTGAGCTGCCCAGACTCGGTCTTCTTACGGCCGAGGTCGATCTTGCCCTTTTTGTTGGTCTGGCAACGCGGCAGAACACGCGCCATGAGCTGGCCGCTGCCGTCGGTGCCGAATGCGATGATCACGCGATCCTGCAGGTAATCCATCGGGCCGCGCTTGACCTGATAGCCGGGCGTGCCGATCGCCGGCAGGTTGTACAGCGGCAGCTCGAAGTGCAGCGCATCGGTCACCGGGTTCGCCTCGAGCGGCGTGAAACTCAGCGCGTCGTCGAGCTTGGTGATCACGTTGCGGGTAGTGCGCACTGACTGCGCGGTCGGTGTCTGCTGCACGGTGATGTCGGGGGCGATCTCGGTGGTGTCGGGCTCGAGTTCTCCCGGGTGATAGAAACCGAGGTTCGGGCCGTCCGAGGTGATGAACAGATCCGAACGGATCGAGCCGTCAGCCGCGAACGGTGTCAGCAGCCCCAGGTTGCCCAGGCCAACGGCCGGATCGGAGCAGTCGAACGTCGAACCGTCCGGATTCCAGTAGTCGCGGATGAACACGTCTGTGGTCTGCCAGTACCGCTGCGCCAGCGGGTTGACGTTCGGCTCGACGATCTCGGTGTAGGTACCGCCTTCAGCGGGCAGAGACATGATGGATTCCCTTCGATGTGTGCCCGGTTGGGCCGTGGACAGGTCAGTTGCCTGGTTGGTTGCGCAGGACCGCGACGTAGCGCGCGATGTAGCGTTTGACGAACGGGTCGCTGTACTTGTCGAACCTCGGCCCCATGTGCGGCTCGACGCGGCCCTGCACGACCAGGCCGCTCGGCAGCACCACGTCGTCGCCGGCGGTCAGCGACATCAGCCTGCGGTCGCCCTCGAGCGCGACATCCAATGCCTTATCGCGGGTCTCGCCGAGCGTCGCGACCGACACCAACGCCCGCTGCATCACGCGGTCGCTATGCGGGTGCAGGGACGTCACGACGAACGCCGGCAGGTCGTCGTCACTGCCGTGCTCTGGCCCAACGAAGTAGCCGAGCGGCATCAGCGCGCCGATGATGAACGCCTCCGGCGGTATGGACTTGCCGTAGTCGATCATCGGTGCCGTCTCCCCTTGCCGGGCCGGCCCGCTGCGCGGCGGCTGCGGCGTCGTTCGTTCTGGCCGCGACGGAATTCCGCGGATCGCTGCTGACGTGCCATGCGGACTCGGGTCTGCTGCACGGCGATCTCGTCGGCCCCGGCTCCGGCCGCGTGCAGCTCGGCGAGCCGGACGAGTGCCTTGCGTAGGTGCGACTGCGCGTGCATCACGCCGTCATCGCCGATCACCGGTGCTGTACCGCCGAAGTGCTCGGCCGTCCGGCTGAACACCGCGTACTCAGGCATGTGGATCGTGCCCAACTCCTGCCACAGTGCGAGCGGATCGAGTCGCGAGATCACACGCCGCACACCCCGCCGCGGGTGCTCGACGTGGATCGAATCGCGGAAACCGCCCGGCTCGTCGAACGGCGGCGCATCGCGTTTCGGTGGCCGGTCGCCGAACACCGGCGCAATCGACCGCGCGTATTCGCAGACCTCGCCGGCGAAGTGATCGAGGCCGTCCTCGACCTCGCGCGCCGTCAGGGCCGCGCCGGCGGCGGCGAGAATCGCCTCGATCTCACCCGCCATCAGTCGGCATCGCTTCCACGGTTCGGGCTCTTCATCAGGTCGATCGCCCCGACGAGCAGACCGGCAGTGATGTATGGCGGTTGCGGTCCGTGTCGCGGGAAATTGCCGATGCGTCCGATCCGGTCGCCGGCGTCATCGATGCGTTGCGCGCCGAGAACCAATACGGCATCGGTAACGACCTCGTCGTCGTCGAACATCAGCGCGGCTACCGCTTCGATCGCCGCCTCGAGCGCGGCTACTGATTCAGCCTTATCCGCCATCGGTCGGCTTTCCGCCGCCGCGCCATTCGCAGACGATCCACACGTGGTCGGGTTGGCCGTCGAGGTCGTATTGCACCTCGGGTCGGCCGATGATCTTGTAATCCCGCTGGCCGAGCGCGGTGCCGCGCTCCGGCCGCAACCGGGCCGTGTTCGGAATCTCGGCGATGTACACCAGCTCGCCGTCCTGGTCGAAGTCAACGGTCGGGATGCCCTGGCCGTCGACGATCGGTAGGAACACCCACGCGCGCTCACTGTTGGTCGTGGTGTCCGACTGTTCTTCGGTCGGACCTGTCGAGACCACGTCGAACACGCAACCGAACACCTCGGCGACCGATTCACCGAATTTCGGCTGGTTGAGACCGTCCTTTTGGCCGGTGGCGACGTCGGTGACGACGTAAACGGTGTCGCCGCCCGGGTATTCGCCGCTCACGGGTACGTCCACGGCGTGCCGACGCCAGACCACGGCGTAGGCCAGCCCGCGTGACGGTCGTCGGCGTCGAAATCGTTCGGCACGCAACTCGACATCGGCACGGCCTCGAGCGGGATGCCGAGCAGCTGCTTGTGCGTGTCGGTGAACTCGAGCGCTTTCATGGGCTCGGCGAAACTGCCGGCGTCCATGCGGTGTCCGGCCGTCTTCGAGTAGGTCTGCAGCTTGCCGTAGCGCTGGTAACGCACGGCATTACTGACGACGTCGTAGACGACGAACTGCGCCGCCGGATCGTCGGAGCTGATGCCGGGTTTGTGGTCGTAGATCCACGACGACGCGACGGTGAGCAGCAGCGTCGCCATCGCGCGACGTTGCGGGGTGAGCGGCGGACCATCCCACAGGGCAAGAAACCCGCTGATGTCCAGAAACGGCTGCACGGGACTGGTCACCGCCGCTCACCCCACCATCGTCAGTCGCGGTACTTGGCGATGAGATCGACCTTGCTCATCGCGTCGGCCTCGGCGAACTCCATGCCTTGGCTGACCGCGTAGGCGACCCACTGCTCTTTCGACGCGACCTGCGCAGGCCGATCGACCGGCTCAATAGCCGCTTCGGTGGTCGGCTCCTGCGCGAATGCACCCGGTGGCACCGTGGGCTGCGGGACGTCATCCCGCAGCCCGTCGGCGTCGTGGTCGCCGAGCGGCACGACGAGCCCCAGACGCACGAAATGCGCTCGCTGCACGTCGTTGAGCCACCGAATCACCGAACCGGCGTAGTACGGCTGCAGTCGACCATCCGGGTCGGCTGCGTTGACCATCGGAGCGACAACCTCGTAACCGCTCACGAGGGCAGAATCCCGGTGATCTCAACGGCGGCCAACGGCTCGACGATGAACGGCGTCGTGATCCGGCGGGCACGAACACGCCACCGGTCGTTCGAGTCCTCGCGCATCGACTTCGTCTGCACCAACGAACGGCCAGCACCGGCGCCACCGTCGGCGTCGGCACCGGGCGTTGTTGCCCCGGTGTAGCCGGGCGCCGGCAGCTTCTCGTCGGCCATGCCGCCGAACACCTTCGTGTCGATCACAGCCGCGTACGGCGACGTCGGCAGGTTCGGGGAGCCGAGCCACAGCTTGCCGGCCAGCTTCCCTGCCATGCTCGAGTTGAGGCCCTCGAACACCGGCATCGCGGTAACGCCGCTGCTGCCGATGTCCTCACGCGCCCACCGCGCGTTAAGCGCTTCGTCGCTGAACACCAGCGCGAACGTCTCGAGGTCGCAGAGCACCGTGTCGGCGACGTACCCCTGCTTGAGTTTCCGCAGCACCTGGTCGCCCATCATCACGTCGCGCAGAATGTTCGCCGCCGCATCACCCGAGCCGTCCCAGTACCGCTTGGTGGTCGGCGCGGTGCTGGTGATCGAGTTCGCGCCGGCGGCCTGTTGCTGGGTGATAGCTGCGACGATCGCGGACATCGCGACACTGTCGATCGTGTCGACCATGCTGTTGATCAGCTTGACCAGCGATACCTGCAGCGGCTGCCAGTTCTGGCGTGCGATCGACTCGTCGAAGATCAGCGTGTCGAGGCCCCACTTCACGGTCGATGCGATCTGCGCCGGGCCGGTGGGGATCGGGGCCAGCGGGTATTCACCGCCGGGCTCGATCGCCTGCGGCTGCCGGCCAGCGAAGATCGATTCGATCTGCTCGTACAGGATCGAGCCGGAATCGGTGTAGATCTGCGACTTGAGGATCTTGTCGGAGACGTACATCTGGTCGGCAATGGTGCGCAGCGCCCGGTAGAGCATGGTCGGGTCGTTGAGGAACCGCGAAATCGCGATGATGTCCTGCGTAGTCAGATCACCCGTCGGCGCGCCGGGAGGGTTCAAAACGGTCATGGCCGTTTACCTTTCAGGTAGTGAGAACGGCACCGGATCGCCAAGGAGGAAACGATCCGGTGCCGTTCGATTGGGGGGTGGGGTCAGTAGGACAGTCGGACGTCGACCAGGCTGTTGGCGGCGGCGGCCATCGCGTAGCCGACGATCTGGCCGACCGGAGTGTCGACGGCGGCCGCGGCGACAGCACCGCTGGCCGCGGCGATGACCGGAGCGCCGGCCGCGATCGCCCCGGACGCCGCCAGCGGGTGCACGCCCTCGAACCACACGGCGACCTTCTGGCCGGCCTTCACCGTGCGGACGGCGACGCCGAACTGCTTGGCGGCGGCCGCCGAGGCCGGCGCCACCTTGTAGTCGCCACTGTTCACCACCAGCTGACCGGCGGTGATGTCCGCGGTCGCGATGCAGGTGATCGTGCAGCCGCCGAGGAACTTCGGCATGTAGTCCGTGCCGGCCATGTCAGTTACCGCCCTTCGGGTTGAAGCCGAGCTTGCTCATGAACGTCTCGTAGCCCTGCTGCGCGACGTTGTCCTCACCGCCTTCGGGTGCGGGGATGCTGTGGCCCATCTCGGCGACCGGGATCAGGCCGGGCGCCAGCGCCGCCAGCACCTGCTTGTTGCCCTCGCGGTCAGCCTTGAGCGCCTCGAGCCAGTGATCCTTGCGGGCCGGAGCGATCTTGCCGGCGGCGATCGCGGCCTCAACGGTGCGCGTGTCCTCGTCGGCGATCTGCTGATCACGCGCCACGCGCCCGGCCTCGGCGTCCGACCGCAGCTGGTCGTACACCGATGCCTCGATCTGCATCACGCCGGCGGCCGGCGCGGCGGCCGCTGCCACGCGCTGCGCGGCCTCGGCTTCGGTGGCCGCAACGTGCGCGTCCCAGGCAGCCGTGACGGCGTCCTCGTCAGCGTCGGCGGCGATGCCGAGTGCCGCGGCGATCTTCTCGGGGAGAGCCATTGCGGCCCCTTCCTGTTGGGAAACCGCGGCTGCGGCTTCGATCTTGATGGAAAACTTCGCCGCTGCCTTCTCGATCGCCGACTTGATGTGATCGAGTTGCGTTGCGGTGTACGGCTTTTGATTCTTTTTCTCGTTGATGAACGACCACGCGCTCTTGACGTGGTCGCGATCGTTGAGCGGGTACCGCTTCACGCCGTGACCGGGTTCGGCCGGCTGGTCGTCGCGGTCGAGGTAGCCCGGGTCCGCGTAGTCGACGTCACCCCACGGCTCTTTGGCGTCGGTGCGGTCGCGGAACGTGGACGCCTCGACCGTGAACGCGACAGCGGTGCCGCCGATCTCACGCGCGGCGGCGACCTGGTACAGCTCGGCGACGTCCTGCACGCTCTTAAGCGTGTCGATGCCGGGCGGTGTCGCGCCGAGCAGCGCCAGGCCGGTCAGCACGAAATCGTGCTGCTCGCCGGCGGCGTCGGTGTAGTCCTCCTGGCCTTCGATCGACAGCGACGGGTACGCGCTCGGCATGATGTCGGCCAGCCATTCCGGCACGCCGGCCAGGTCGCCGTAAAGCACGTCGCCGTCCTCCGAGGTGGACAGGTTGTCGACGAAGCCCACGGCCGGATCTCCGGTGAATCGCGGGTCACCGTGTCCGAGCCGGATCGTCGGCTTGCGCAGGATGCCTGCCTCGTGCGCGGCCACCGCGGCGGCGATCGTCTCGCGAGTGACCGAGAAATCACCCGAACGCAGCTTGTAGTTGCCGACGCGCATCAGCTCCCGGTCCTTGACCGTCTTGAGGTTCACCATCAGCCCGCACCGTTCTCGTTATCGGCGAGCGCCGCGGGTTCGACGCCGAGCGCCGCAAACAGCGTGGCGAAGCCGAGCTGCAGACCGGCCGCGACCGCGGCGCCGATGCGCTGCTCGATCTGCTCGGCGATCGCCTCGAGCTCCTCGACGTTGAGCACGGGCGCGACGTTGACTGTCAAGCCGGTCTTTTCGGGGTTGTGGCTCACCATCGGGTCGTCCACCTTCCAGATTCGGGGTCGTGATTCTCTCGGTCGCGGCACGCGAGACCGTGGCAGTCGAACAGTCGGCACAGCGGCCAGCGCAGCAGCCAGGTCAGGTAGTCGATGAGCGTGTTCACCACAGCGTCAGCTCTCCGTCGCTCGAGATCGTGGCGCGCGGCCGGCGGCTGGCGGTGACGCGTGCCCGCGAGGTGAACGCCATGCCGTCGGGCGTGTGCGTGGTCGCGATCGGCACGGTGACCGGCGGTCGGTTGTCGGGAACCGGCAGCTTCTCGTCGTCGCCGTCCTGCGCGTCGGGATCGGCTCCCGGCAGGCCCATCGACTGCCGCTCGAACGCCTCGAGTTGCGGGTCGGGCGTGATGATTCCGGCGTTGACCAGCATCTGCAGGGCAGCGGCCGATGCGTCCTGCTGCGATCCGATCGCGTCGAACACGATCCTCGGGGACGGTGAGTCCTCGCCGAAATTCGTATCGACGATGTCCTCGACGATGTGCGCCTGCGCGACATCCCGCACGGTTTCGGCGGTCTGCTGCACGCCCTGGGAGAACGTATCGGCCTGCACCGAGGCCAGGGCGAAGCTGCCACCGCGATCGAGGTTCAGGAAGTGCGCCAGCGCCGCGAGTGCCATCTGCTTGTCGTGGTATTCGATCGCCTGCCGGATGAAGCCGGACGGCAGGTTGCCCTTAACACCGGCCAGCTCGAAATCGGCGCCGTCAGGGAGCGCGACACCGGCGTTGTTGCCGCCGCGGTACTGCTGCGCGATCTTCAGGTACGGGGCCAGTGCTTCGGAGCCGAGGGCGGCCGACACCGATTGCGGCGCTTTCACGACCGGGACACCGACGCCGTTACGTCGGGCGGCTGTGGCTTCGATGCGGATCAGCTCGTCTTTGAGCAGCCAGTTCTTGTATGCCGGCCGGAATATGCTGTTGCCGGTCCAGACTCCGGGATCGCGGTCGCGTGTGTAGACGACGAGCCGGTTCACCGGGATCTCTTGCGCCCAGGCGCCGAGGAAGTTCGGGGCGCCGGCGGCGGCCCCGAATCCGGTACCGGGCGGCCACTGCTGAATGCCGATCAGTCCGCCGTCGGCGTCGACATTCCAGAACGCGATGGTCGATTGCGGGCGAGGCGCGAGCTTGCGCAGTCGCAGCTTGCCCTTGTCGTCGAGCCGGTATACCTGCTCGAAAACAGCGTGCCCGAAGTGCAGGTGACGCATCGCCCACTGCAGGTGTTCGAGCCACGAAAAACGGCCCTTCGTGCGCGGCTGGGGCTTATTGGCGTCCTCGCCGACGACCGGCAGCCCGAGGTCGTCTGAGACGTGCTGAACGACCGCGTCCGGCGCGCCGTTGGGGTCGATACGCCACTGCGTTTGCATGATCGGCAGTGCGATCGCGTAGTAGACGCTCGCCAGCCGCGATTCCTCGCGCCACATCCGTGTGTAGGTGCGGATCGCGTCGGGCCACAGTAGTTCGGGTACCTGCTCGAACTGGTCCCACTGACTGTAAGCCGACAGCAGTCCGGGAAATGCGTTCGTGAACCCAAGTTCGGTGGTCATCGAAGCCACTGCCTACGACCACCTTTCGCTATCGGGCGCCGCTAGAAAGGCGCGTTCATTACGTCGAGATCACTGTCGCCGCGGTCGTGCTCCGGTCCCGTGTCCTGCATCGGCGGCGGCGAATTGCGCGGCGGCTCCGAGAAATTGAGCAGACCCCAGTGGGCGAGCATCATCGCGACCGTCGGCCCCATCCACGAGCCGGCCGACGGCGTCGGCACCGACCGCAAACCGTCCGGCAGATCCTTTTTCAGCGTCGTCAGCACCGCCTGGTCGAGCACCCGCTGACCGCTGTGACTCAACTGCTGCTGATCGACGGCCTCGAGGATTCCCTCCCACGCGACCAGGTATTCACCGAAGTTCGTCATGTGCGGCTCGAGACCGGCCTCGATCAGGAACGGCTTCAGGATCGCCGCCGGCGACTTTTGGTCAATCACGATCACAGCCGGATCGCATTCGGTGACAATCGCAACGATCTTCTCGACGACATCGGTAGCGCTGGCGTTCTGGCAGAACCCGACCTCGACGGCGACCGTCTTCCCCGCGGAACGCTGCGCGCCGACGATGACCCATGTCCGTGACGACGGCCCGCGGTCGATGGCGATCGCACCGGGGCCGGGCGTCACCAGGCCGGGCGTCATGTCGTGCAGCCGGCCCCACAGCTCCGGGGTGATCGGCGGTTTCTGTAGATCCTCGAGGGTCGGCCAGTCACCGACGCCGAGCCGCTCAACAAAGAAGATTTTCGGCGTATACCGCATCGCCTGGTATTCGTTCTCGATGTAATCGAGAGTCATAAACCCATACCCGACAGACGGATTCGACCGCAGCCGCTCCCGTGTGCTCGTCGGGTCGGCGTCGTCCTCACAACCCCATTCGAGGTAACACAGGCGCGGGCTGCTGCGGTCGATCGCGCGCTTGCGGACGCCGGCGAAGACGTGGCCGTGGTCGTGCACGATCTGGTCGACCGCACTGCCCGCGTAGACGATCTGCGGATTCGGCCGCGCGCTCATCGTCGGCATCATCGCGCCGACCGTTTCCGGCTTGATGATCATCGCCTCGTCGAGGATCACCCGATCGCCCGACAGACCACGCGTTACGGCCCCTGTTCGCGAGACGAACAGCATTCGCGGCGCCTCAGGGTCGTGCGCGTCCGGTCCGAGAACGAAACCCTCCTCGCCGTGCGAGCGTTTCGGCTTGTACTTCTCCCCCGATGCTTTCAGCAGGGACTCGACGCGCCGCATGATCTCTTTGACCGTGCGGAATTCGTGCGCCGAATAGACGATCAATTCCTCGTCGAACACCAGTAGCCCGGCGATCATCATTACTTCGATAATCGCGGATTTGCCATTCTGCCGAGGGACCGTCAACCCAACCTCGAACGCCGACCACAGGCCCTGGTCGGTCTCCCCTAGCGCGTGATGCAGGGCGAGTTTCTGCCACGGGTAGAGCTCCATCCCGAGCTGCTCGACGAACGCGATCGCCTCGGGGGCCGCGCTGGTCTCAGCCGGTGGTGCTACCAGAATCCGGGGTGTCTGATCGCCGCGCGGCGTCTCGTCGTCGCTTGTCACGCTGCGCTTTCACCTCGTCACGCTTGGAATGCGGCGGCGGGGACTTCGCGTCCAGCTCGGCCATCACCGTCAGCAGTTGCCGCGTCAGCGATGTCAGCTTGCGGGCGTCCCGGCAGGCGTCGATCTCCGTCGCCAGCTTCACTTTCAACGCTCGCAGCGCGTCCTCGGTGGTCGTGCTGGCCGCGACACCGCCGCCGACTGCCGCCAGGCTGTCGCGCATCCCGTCGAGCAGCTTCAGGCAGATCCGGGCCGCCGCCGGCGCATCTTCGCCCATGCCGATCGCGGTGCGATACTGCGATCGGAACAGCGCCTCGCGACGCTCGAGCTCGACGGCCTCGGCGTTCTCGGCCAGGAACTCACGTCGCGGCGCCCGCCGGATCATCGCCGCGCGTAGCACATCCTCGACGACCTGCTCGCTGACGACGAGATCCTCGGCGAGATCGTGGTACGTCGCGCCCGCGAGGAACTTCCGCAGCACCGATTCGGGGTCGATGGTGTCGCGGACGTCGGTGACGTCATCATCGTCGTCGAGCGGCGTCGTTTCCATCGAAATCAGCACCAATTCCGGCATTTAAGCTGGTCAGCGCGATTTCGGTCAAAAATGCCGCTGACCTGCCATTTTTCCATTTTTTTCGTTACGGAGGGGGGCGCACGACGTGGGGCGAGGCGTCGCGGCACCCCCCCGGGGTCGAACAAATGTTCGGGGGGGTTGCTGGTCCGGCGTTTCCGCTGGTCATTGAGGCGAGAGGGTTCGCTGGCATGCTGATGCCTTACGCGGGCTGATCTTGCTGTGACCAGGGCCAACGCATGACGAACGGTCCGAGTTCGTCGAGGTTGGTCGGCGGCTTGCGTCCCACGAGCGCGGGTCGCAAGTGGTCGCGGCTGCCGTCGCCGCGCTCACCGTTGCATGGACCATGCAGCAGACGGTCGGCTACCGTGCCGCCTTGCGAGCGCGGAATCGAGTGGTCTGCTTGGAGTCCCTGCACGAGGTACATGGGCTCGCCGCACCACCAGCAGAGCGTGCCCTCAATGTGCCGGCTCTTGAGGTATTCGGCTTGCACGCGGTGTGCGTGGCCGAGCCCCTTCTCTTTGGTGGTGCGCTTGTTGGGCGCCATGTTTTCTCAGCCGCTAGTCGGCGTAAGAGTCACGATCAAGTCGCCGTTATCGGCGCACCTGAGTTCTCCTTGTAGTGGCACGTTTTTGGAGCGGTTTATGGCGGTAACCAGGGCGCGAACGAATTCTATTGCCTGGTCGTTGGTCAGTTTCCGCGGAGAAGTTCCGGGCTGGAATATGTTCATCGCGAAACTCGATAGCCGTGTTCGGTCAGTAACCGCACGATCGCTTCGGCGGTGTCGCGTCGGGCTTCGTTGATGCGCCCGGCGGCGATGTCACTGCGGCCGAATGTGGAGAACTGCATCAGGCGAATGACGTTGCCGTCGCGTCCGGGTAGCTTGCCGAGGTTGTTCTCGATGAGGACTGCGGCACTACGTTCGTCTTCGGACATAGTGGTGCCGCTGGCATCTCGAGGTGCCACGGTAGCAGCGGGTTGGTCCATTGTCATGCTCCTGTCGTGTGTATCGGCGTGTTGCTGGTGCGTTTGTTGGCGCTTTGTTCGACGAGTTTCTGCACGTCAGCGAACAGAAACAGCGGCTTGCCGGCGCCGTCGTAGTGCGCGGGTTGCAGCTTGCCCTCGCGGCGCCAGCGGTAGAACGTCGTCTTGCTGATCGGGATCTCGAAACCGTCGAGAATGCGCAGCACCTCGTGGGCGTGGAAGTGCCAGTGCCCGAGGCCGTCCAGGTTCTCGCGGATCAGCTCGTCGACCTGGTGCTCGGTCTTGCATTGCCGGCAGCGAATGGTCTTGGCGCGTCGGTGTGCGGTGATCTCGGCATCGCAGCGACGGTCGGGCGTCTCGGGGTGTGGGGCCGGGCAAGGTCCGCAGTAGCGCGGCGGCCGGCGCCGGTTGATCGAGTGCTCGATCGCGGTGATGGTGCGTTTGATGTCGGCGTGCAGCTGCGCGACGTGCTCGTTGTAGGCGATGGCTTCGATGTTGTCTGCGAGCCACGTCGCAGCTTGGCGTGCGGCATTGTGGCCGCCCCAGATGGTCAGGTCGGTGCGGATGTCGGCGTGCAGGATGATCGCCCACGAGATGATGGTGATCGCGGTGCTTTTCTGCAGGCTGTTGGCGTTGAAGTTGACCGGCATTGGCGCGTCGTGCTCGGTGATGTGGCGTGCCTGCTCGCCGAGCTTTGTTGCACCGCTGCAGGCGTCGTCGAGGTAGTCGAGTGCGCCGGGTCCGCGGTGTCCGCTGTGGGTTGCGGTGCTGACGAGTGAGCGCAGCATGTCGCGCAGCTCGTCGGCGTGCACGCGGCAGATGCGCCGCCGGGTGCCGGTGGCGTTGTCGCACTTTGGGATCGGGCACTGGCTCACAGGGCGACCGCCGCTCGAAGCGCGTCGGTGGTGGCGCGTAGCGGCGCGTGGCAGGTCATGCAGTGCGGTCTGCCGAAGTATGCGAGCTTGCCCAGGAGTCGGTTCGTATCGCGGATCAGCGCGGCGTAGCAGGGCTTGCACAGGATGACGACGACGTTGCCGAAATCGTTGGTGGCTTGGGCGTCGCAGCAGTCGATGGCGTGGATCTCCATCGCGTATTTCGCGGGGTTCTTGCAGCCGCGGGCGGATTGGCAGGTGAGGGTCTGCCAGTCGAGTCGCGCGAGGACGTCCTCGGGTCGGATTTCGTTCACTAAACTAAATCCTCCGGCATGTTTTTGTCGGCTAGTGGCGGCGTGGACGAGCTTTCGGGGTCATCCGGGCGTGGTTGTGCCCGGCTGGCAGCTAGCGCGGCTCTGGCGGCCGCTGAGCCGTTTTCGTTGATCGCGTCCTGTTCGGGGTTGTGTCCGCAGACGCGGCCGTTGCGGTAGCCGTCGGCGTCGCACAGCGTGCAGTCGGCGATATCGCGGGCTTTGAGCGCGGCGGCTGCGTGTGCTGCGTCGGATTGGGCTTGAGCGTGCCGGCGGCGCTGCCGGTCGTGCCAGCGTTCGTTGGCTCGCCGGAAGTTCGCGCACGGTCCGCAGTTGGGGATCTCGGCGTCAGCGGGTAGTTCGGCGTGTTGTTTGCATCGCGTGGGGGGTTCGTCGTCCGGGCCGGGAACGCTGGCCGTGTCGCCGTCGCCGGCCTCGCGTGCGCGCTCGCGCGAACCCACCGGACCAACATCGGTAGGTGGGTTTGAAACAGAAACAGAACCTGAAACAGAAACTGAGGGTATGGGATTGGGTATCCGATTGGGTATCGGGTCAGCACCTGTTTCCGCAGGTCGCGCATTGGGTATCTCATTGGGTACCCGATTGGGTATCGGGTTGGGTGCCGCATTGGGTATCTCATACCGTTCGGCGAGGGAAGCCAAGTGCTCACGGGCCGCGATGCACGCCAGCTCGAGCGCCGTACGCAGACGCTGCGCGTGATCGGACTCGCCGCGCACCTCAGGCACGGACATCAGCTCGAGTTCGCCGTACATCACCGTCGCGAACTTCGGTGAGTCGAACACCGACAGGAACCGCAGCGCCGACAGGAACACCGTCGGCTGTTTCTCGAGCCCGTCGTTGCGCATCCGCGTGCGAATCAACAGTTCTCCGGTGTCCTCGTCGAGGAACACATACCGACGGGCCTCCATGCGCGCCAGGGCCGCGCGCAGCTCATCGGTCGTCGGCAGCCGGTCACCGTCCCGCATGGCCTTCGCCCACCGCGTGAAGTTGATCGGCTGCACCCCGGCCGCGTTCACCGCACGCTGACCGCTGAGCACCTGAAACAGCAGCTTGTCGAACACCGGCTGCGCGGTGAAATCGTCGTCGGACCACTGCGAAAACAGGTTCTTCGCGAACTCGCGGGTCGTCATGTAGCGGGGTTCTCCGTTCCGAATAGGGCGCGCTTGGGCACGCGAGTCATGTGGACGATGCCGGTCGACAGCGCGCGCCAGGGCGCGATGATCGTGTGGCAGTCGTGGCCGGCCGGCGCGGTGCAGACACCGCACGATCGTTCGAGAGCGGCCTGCACGCGCGGGTCGTTCCTGTCGGACAGCCATGTGATCACGGCAGTTCCTCGCTGGCGTAGGCAAACCGCGCCGTCAGGCACGGCCAGTCGACCGGGCCTAGGCAGTGGTCGCACACGGTGCGTCCATCCCCGCCGAGGTAGTCGCGGGTGAACGGGCGGTGCAGTTCCCGTATCGGCGTTAGAGCCTCACGGGCAGCGACGATCAGGTCGGGTGGCATAGGGATCTGTCGTCCCTTCCACGCCCGTCGTGCGGCCTCGACTGCCGGATCGCTCATGCTGGTGTCCATCGCCGCGGCGCAACGCGGCCGGGTATGTACAGCGGGTGTTTCGGTGAGCCATTGCCGTTGATGCCAAGACACCACAGTTCCCGCTGACGTAGCGCGCCCGCGGTGTCGGTGACGTCACCGTGACAGTTGTGCCACCAATGCGATGCCGCAGGATGAGAACCCCACGCCACGATCGTGAGGCCGGCGCCGCCGGCGGTCAGGAACTCGCGGTTGCGTGGCCCGATCGGGTCGTCGATCGCGACGAGGCCCCGCGGGTCGGTCGAGCGATACGCATACAGGTTGCGCACGATGATGCCGTCGTAACGCCACGCTCGAGCGAACCCCATGCAGCGCCGGATGGTCGGATCGTCAGCCGCAGCGTCCGCAGTGCTCGGGTTGAGCATGATGAACTCGACGAGCTTGCCCGCACCCCAACGCCGGATCAGTTCGTACCGGTACAGGCCGCAGTCGCTGATCACCGCAGAGCTGGTGGATTCGGCCGACTCGAACAGTCCGAGCTGCTGTGTGTCCGGGCAGCTGTAGCTGGTGCAGCAGCAGTAACGGCCGAGGCCTTCGTCGTTGATGATGAACATGCACGACGGCTGATGATGACCGCCGGGGTGCCCGCAGGCCTTACACGGCCGCGTGGTGTGTCCAGGCCAGTCGCCCATCAGACGTGGGCCGTTTCTGCGTTCCGGGCGCGCTGTCGTTCGCCCTGGTGCCGTGTCATCGCGACGCGCTCACCGTCGCTGAATCCGTACGCGTAGATCCGCGCGGCCAGCATGTGCAGCGAGTAGATACCCGACTCGTCGAGCGGTGTGCTGTTGTCGAATTTCCGGGCGTCGTCGAGTTCGCGCTCCGCGTAGCGGTCGACCAGTTCGGCGACCTGCGGGGTAACAATGCGATTCTCGCTCATGGTGTTTCCCTGTCGGTTTGGCGTTGGATGTGGTCGCGGACGCTGGTGATGATGTCGTCGAGGGCGTCGAGCCGGTTGCGGCGTGAGCGGCCGTGGACGTCGGGGTATTGCGGGCAGCGGCCGACGAAATAGCCGGCATCGTTCAACTCGGCGTAGAAATCGCAGTCGGCGAGATCCGGGCCGGTCATGCGCTGCGCTCGTCTCGGGCGATCTCGCCGAGTCGGCGTTTCAGCTCGCGGTATTGGTAACTGGATTCGAGGGATTCGGTCGCCTGTTTGATGGCGGCTAGGCGATTGCGCGCGAGGTGCTTTACGTCGTCGAGGGTGCGTTTGCCATTGAGGGTTTCGACGATGGCATCGGCGAGTTCTTCGGTGTCGGTTGGCAGGTATCCGCATCGGTCATGGATGACGGCGACTAGTTCTCGGGCACGTTGGACTTCGGGTGTGATGCCGGCGCGGCGTCCGACTTCCTGATTGACCTGTTCGCGGATGTCTGCGCGTGCGCGCTCGTCGGCGCGACGTTGACCGTTCAGGATGGCTTCGGCGCGCAGGGTGTCCTGTCGGGCCATGATCGACCGGACGGCATGCCACGCCGGCGTGTGATCGACCTTGGTCTCGGCCTTGACCAGCACGCGCATCCGGGTTTTCGACGGGCCGGGCACCATCAGTCCCCAGCCGGCGGGTAGTTCACCGTCCTGAACGATCGTGGGATCGTTGACGACCAGGTACCACTGGTGACATTGGTCGGCCCACCGGTCGGCTTTGCCGGGTTTGCGTAGCTCGTTGAGCCAGTCGGCGCGACTGACCTTGAGCTCGTGGCCGACGAGGATACGGCCGCTGGTGCTGGTGAATCCGACATAGATAGCGTCGCAGCCGCCGCCGGCCGCACCATTCCAGCCGACCTCGGGCAGGAAGATCCCGCCGGGCAGCGGCGCACCGGGCTTGATGTAATGCCGCTGCAGCCGGTCCATCAGCTCGCGGGTGGTCATCGTCGGCGCGGTCATGGCATCCCCTGAAATAGATCGAGTTGCATCGGCAGCGGCAGCCCCGGCGGCGGCCCGGTGTGGTCGGCGACTATCACGGCATACGGGCGGCATTCGGCGACGCTGCCGTCGTTGAGTCGGACGTAGGCAAATGCGCCGGTGATGCGTTCGACGTAGCCGGGCCGGACGTCGCCGGCTCCGAACACGACGGCGACGTCCTGGTCGATGCGGAGTTCGTCGAAGTTCGTCGCGCAGTGGCTCACGACGCCGCTCCGAATAGTTCGAGTTGGCCGGTCGGCTCTTGTTGGTGGCAGTCGCACGGGCAGTGGTAGGTGCGACTCGGGTGCACGATGCGGTCGACGACGGCCACGTTGGTGTCCGGGTAGGGGTCGGTGCCGGTCCGGCCGCGCATGGGCGGCATGGACACGTAGCCGCCGGGCAGCCAGACGCCGCCGTGCTGCGCGCCGCCGGGACGATGCTCGCAACGATCATGGCGCCCCGCCGCGCACCACGACGTCGGGCCCAGCTCGCGACAGTCAGTCATGGGCGGCTCGCTGCGTGTGTGCGTCGCGCAGTGCGGCATTGAAATCGCGGGCGAGCCGAGCACGTCGCGCACTGTCGGCGAGACTCAGACCGTATCCGGGGAACATCTGCGCGAGCTGGCCCCGGGAGACGTGAACGGTGCGTGCGGCTTCGCGGTAGCCGCTGCCGTCCTTGAGCAGCTGCTCGGCGGCGATGAGACGCTCGTCGCGCTGATCGGTCATCACGCGGCGTCACCGCCCGTGAGTGCCTGCATGATGCGGTCGGCGATGGTGCTCTCGACGTCGCAGATGATCTCGTGGTCGTCGTCATCGGGCGTGGTGGCGCGGTGCGCTCGGAGATCCTCGACGACGGCCGCGACGCGGTCGATGGCGGCGAGTAGGCCGGCGACGAGTTGCGGGCTGGCGGCGATGAATTCGGCGTGTGCGTTGCGGACGGCGACGACGTCGGCGCGGTAGACCTTCGGATGATCGCGTGGTGTGTCGTCGGGCAGTCCCTGGTTGCGGGCGACCTCGTAGGTTGCGTGATCGCGGCCGAGTTGCACGGTCATGTGCTCGGTTTCGATGAACGCGAGGTATTTCTGCGGGTGGTCGGTCTCGTGTTCGATGTAGTCGTCGCGGCTGATGCAGTCCTGCAGTTCGCCGGTTCGGTCCCATTCCGCGCCGATTTCCTCGGCGGTGCGGTGGTCGGTGCAGGTTCGCATGATGTCGATGACGCCGTAACCGGGCGCGCGGGAGTGCAGCGCGACGTCGCCGTGGCCGGCGGTGTTGCCGCCCCACCACCACGGTCCCGGGTTGACTCGTTGGAGCATTGCGCGGGCGCGGTTGATGTCGGCGTTCATGCGAGCGTCCCGTCCGGGTGGAATGCCGCACCGGCCGGTACGCGTTGCTCGTGGACGATGCGCTCACGGTTGTAGGGCCGGCAGTGCTGGTCGGGTGTGGCTGCGCATTGTGGGCAGCGTTTGGCGAGTGCGGCGAGTGTGCGGGGGTCGTGGGCGTCGGCCGCCCATTCGGGAGCGTTCACGATCGGTCCTCCTGTGTTGGGCGCCAGCCGCGTTCGATGAGCTTGCGGGCGCGGAAGTGGTGGACGACGTCGGCCGACCAGCCGGCGTCGACGTAGGGGTCGGCGAGGGCCAGCTCGGCGGCGAGCTGCTCGACCAGGCATCGCTGACAGTCCGCGATGTGGCAGTCGACGGTCGGTGCTGGTGGTGCTGGCCGGCGCATGGGTGCAGTCCAGAGTCCGGCGTCGGCGGGGATCTCCGGGAACAACGAGACGTCGGGCGCGGTCACGATGCGTCCTCGGCGGGGCGCCAGCCCCGGTCGATGAGTGCCATCACGATCGAGTCGGCACCGGGTGTGATGTCGCCGCCATCGGCCAGGATCTCGCGGTAGTCGGCGCGCAGTCGGCCGATGAGCCGGGACCGCTCGCGGGCGGAGCGCCGTTCGACTCCCCGGCAGTGATTGCCGGCGGCCAGGATCGCGAGACCGAGCTTGACGGCTTCGTCCGCCGACATTAGTGGCAGACCGCCAACGCTAACGCCGCCGTCGGACGCGCCCACATGCGGCGGTAGACCGTAGACCTGCGCGGGCGTCCACCAGAACGCGATACCGCCCTCGTTGATGACGTCGATCTCAGGCAGTCCGACGAGCAGCGTCCGGTCCATTGAGGCGAGCGCGTCGAGCACCCATTGCCGCATCTCGTCGGGCGGCTTGATGTGCCGGATAATAGGTTCAGCAGCGACCAGCGCGTCCACGAGCGCTTCGACGGGGTCGTCGGTCATACGATTCTCGATTCGACGCGGTGGACTCGGACGACGGTCGGGAACATGCCGGCGAATCGGTAGCCGCCGGTGGTGATGTCGTAGGTCTGGCCGACGTGCAGTTGTTGCCAGATGTCCCAGGATTGCCAGCCGGCGCCGATGCTGTCGGTGACGTTGAAGCTGCCGCAGCTGGTGTCGAGGCGTTTGGTGCGGCTGCTGTTGCCGTCGACGGTCGTGTAGAGCACCGTCTTGTCGGTGACCAGGCACGCGTGGTGTTCCTGGCGGTTGAGCGTTGAGCAACCGGTGAGTGCGACGCCCAATGCCAGTGCGGCCGCCGCGATCTTGATGTGGCGCATTAGGTTTCGGTCCCTTCGGTGAGTTCGGCGAGCTTGCGGCGGTCGATCTTGATCTGCCGCTCGTTCATGTCGATTCGGCTTCGGAGTGCGGCACGATCAACGGCCCGCGTCACGTCGTCGAGCGCGGCGAGCGCTCTGCTCGCGGCTTCCTGCACCTCGTGGGTGGTGAAGTGCTGCCGGAATGCGAGCTGCGTGACGGTGCACCGGTTCGCGAAATCGTCGGGCGCGATGTGCCCTGCCGGTGATTTGCTCACTCCGCACCGTCCTCGGTGGCGAGCAGTGCTGCGTTCAGCACCTCGTTGGCTTCGTCGGCCAGGCGTCCGGCTTTCTCCCAGGCGGCGAGCTTCGTGCCGATCTTGACGATCTGGTCGTCGGTGAGGTTGTCGAAACCGTGGAGACCGAGCGGCTCGAACGGTTCACCGAGTAGTGCGGTGATCAGCACGATTTCCTCGCGACGGTCGCGGCATTCGGTACCGGTGAGCAGTTCCGCGAGCCGGTCCTCGGCGTCGGCGCGTTTCGAGTCCACAGTTCGTGGTGCTGGTGCTGCCTCGTCATCGGCGACGGCGTCGCGGAGGCCGTCGAGTCCGCGGCCGCCCTTGCGTGGCTGCGATCGCGGCGGTTCGATGTCGGCGTCGATGACGGTCGGCTGCGCGGCGTCCTCGAGGATCACGCCGGAGAAATCAGCGGGATAGGCTTTGCGCCACGCTTGGGCCTCGGTGCACTTCGCGATCTGGTTGGCGCCCATCTTCTTCCACATCGACGTCATCTCGCCGCTGCCCTTGTACTGGACGTATTCGTTGAAGTTGCAGGTGGCGGTGTAGCGGCGGCCGTTCTTGCGGATGGTGTAGCGGCAGGCGGCGGGCTGGCCGGCGCTCTCGGGCCAGTAGTCGAGCCAGCGGTCGTAGTCGCTGCCGGGTTTGCCGCGCCACATCGGGTCGTCGTGTTCGAGTTCGTCGCCGAATGCGCGGGCGGCGCGCTCACCGATGAGTCGGTAGCCGTCGATGCCGGTCTGAATGGTGAACTTCATCATCCGCTGTGTCTCGACGCGGCTGTTGCCGTTCTCGAGCTGCACGCGCACCTTGACGTCGGTCTCGCGGCCGATCATGTAGATCTGCCGGGCGAACGGGTCGAGGCCGGTGCGTTGGCAGATGTGGAAGAACAAGTCGAGGTCGGCGGGCTCGGCGTCCTCGACGCCGATCTGCCTGAGCATCGCGATCTCGTGCGGCGTGAACTCGCTTCGGCCGCCGAACATTACGGGCGCGACGGTGGTTGTGGTGGGTTCGGGGATCGTGACCGCGCGGGCGGTGTTGCCGGTGACGCCGGGACCGTCGATGTGGACGTTCGGGGTATCGGTGGTGTCGATCGGGTTCATGGGGTGGTGTCTCCTTTGTGGGTTACCAGGCGCCACGGTTGGCGTCGTGCAGGGCTTCGTGGTTCTTGGCTTCGATGCGCAGCGCGACGGCGCCGCGGGCTGCTGGTGTGCGCTTGGCGACGGTGATGCCGCCGCACTCGGCGATCTGCGCGTTACCCATCGCGTCGAGCAGTGCGGTCTTGTAGCCGAGCAGTGACTTCTCGGCGTTGCCGTGCTCGCGGTGCCAGTCGACGACGTTGCACGCGAGCGCCGGTGCAATCTCGGCGATCTCGCCGGCGTTGATGTCCGGGTGCAGCTGTCGAACGGCCTCGTAGGTTGCGACTGAATCGTCGAGCGGTGGCGGTGCGTCGGACTTCAGCGACTCGTAGAATTGACTGCAGCGGTAGACGATTCGACAGGCGATGTCCTCGTCGTAGGGGATCTCGTAGACGTGATCGTTGAAGTACGGACCCATGACCAGCAGATGCGCCGGATACCGGGTGTAGCCGGTGACGATCATCTGAAACGTGACCTGCGCGGCGTAGTCGGCGGGTGCCTGGTCGGTGAACTCGTCGCCCCAGTCCTCCATGCGGCGAGCGGTTTTGAACTCGACGACCCGACGTAGGCTGCCGCGCACGGCGCGCCGGTCGAGGGTCGCCACGTTCGGAAACGACAGGTCCGGGTTGCTGATCTGAACCTCACCGCGCGATAGGCGCCATGCGGGGTTCTTACGGCGCCAGATCGCCGCGAGCGCTGGCTCGAAATCGTGGCCGACCTCGAATATGTCCTTCGGTGGCTCGGGCGGCAGGTTGCCCTTCATCCGATGCCACAGTCGAAACGGCGACTCCCAGCGCGAGACGCCGAGGATCGCGGCGACCTTGCTCGGCGTGATCATCTGCAGCCATTCCGGGCTGCCCGGCTCGATGAGAGCTGTCATGGTTGTTCGTCTCCTTGGTATTCGCCGCAGCGCCAGCAGATTTGGTCCGGTCCGCAGGCGTGGTGTCCGTCCTCGCATGTCATCGACTGCACCCCCTGCGCCTACGTGCCTTGGCCTGGTCGTTCTGCCATTCGTTGTAGGCAGCGCGCAGCGCGGTCGGTTGCGGTCGGCGGTGGCGTTTGTAGGCGCGGTTGGCGGCCTCGACGTTGGTCCAGCCGCCGTCAGCGAGAGCTGCCGATACGGGTATTCCCGCCGCGAGTCCGGCCTCGAAACAGTCGGCGCGGTCCTGGAAGGCCCCTGCTTTTTCGATGCGCGCCGCCATTGCGATTCGGATGTTGCGGCGTGACGCTTCCAGCTGCCGCGGGCTTCGTTTCGTCATGTGTCGACCCGCTCCCAACGGGTGATGATCGAGTGTCCGATGCGCCCCTTTTGCTGGACCATCAGCCCGCGGCCGCGGTAGTCGATGACGGCGCCGACGACGACTCGGCCCATGCAGTCGGCGTATCGGACAAGCGACCCGATCGGCGGGTGCGGGTTGCAGACCAGGTAGCAGCGATCGCAGAGCCGCGACTTGTCGTCGGCGTCGATGACGTACATCGCGTCGCACAGGTCGCAGAAGAACGTGTGCGCGGTCATCGTTTTGTCCGGCTCTGCGCCTCGGCGGCGGTCTGCTCGGCGCGGATCTGTAGGTCGACCATGGTCATGTCGAGGTCGAACCATGCCGCGAACGCCATGAGCAACTGCGCGCCTTTGGCCGGGTGCATGGCGCACAGTTCGACCAGCTCGCCATAGAGCTGGTAGTGGTCGACGCGGCGGATCTTCTCGGCGATCTCGACTGCATCGTCGGCGACGCGGTCGATGTTGCGGGTCGGCGCGTAGTCGATCAGCAGAGCAGCGGACGGCGTCAGCATGTGCTCGACGGGCGCGTCGACGTCGACGATGGCGTCGTCGGCGGGGGTCACGCGGCCAGCTCGCGGACGTCGACCGTGCTGCAGGTCGCGCGCCCGGGCTGCTCGGCCGCGGTGTCGGCGCGTGCGATCAGGCCGCTCAGTGCATACGAGAGGATCAGCAGCGCCGCGGCGCCGGTGACGGCGAGGGCGATCTTCTCGATCAGCTTCGTGTGTGGTGGCGGCGGCATGCGGTGTTGGGCTGTTACCCTGGTGGGGCGAGTGCGCATCGTGTTGTGTCCCTTTCTGGTTGGTTGTGAAAGCCGGTCGTTGCAGCGGCCGGTTTTCGCGTTACTGGACTGGTTGACGTCTCTGTATCGCCGCGATTTCGAGTTCGATGGTGTCGGCGAGGGTGCGGTAGAGCTGGTGGTCGACGCCGGGCGCGGTGTCGGCTTCGTGGCGCAGCCAGCGGACGCTGCGGGCGAGCATCTCGGGTGTTGCGCCCTGCTGCGCGAGGTCGGCGACGTGCTCGCGGATCTCCGACAGTGTTCGGGTAAGGACGTCGAACTGGTCGTGGCTCATGCGCTGGCCCGCGTGCTGCCGGTGCGCCGCCGGAATCGGCTGTTGCGGACCAGACCGGACGGTGACGCCGGTGCGGGCGGCAGGGCCGTGCTGGTCATCTGAGCCAGCGCCTCGTTGATCTGCTCGCCGGTCATGCGCCAACGGCCCGCGATTTTTAGTGCAGTGAATCGCCGGGCGCGGAGCTGCTGGCGTAGCCAGGTGCCGGAGACGTTGAGGATCTTGGCGGCCTCGTCGACGGTGTAGATCTCAGGCGGCATTGCGTGCGGCTCCGTCCTGGCGGCGCTGCGAGATGGTGCGCAGCTTGGCGTGCCGGATGTGGCGCCGGCAGCGTGCGCAGTGGTGCGGCTTGTGGTCGTCGGGCAGCGCGCGGCAGCGTTTCTGCTGAGCGATCAGCGACTCGAGTACCTGGTGGAACTGCTTTTTCATGCGGTTTTGCCTCCATGGACGTCGAACAGTTCGTGGAACCAACTGATGCCGAATTCGTTGAGGACGGCGGCGATGAATCGGCCGCTCGGTTCGTGCTGGCCGCGCATGATCCGCGAGACGGTGCTGGCGTTGACGCCGATCCGGTTGGCGAGTGCGAGGTAGTTGTCGGCGATGCCGGCGTGTGCCGCTAGTCGGCTAAATCCCTCAGCGTTGGGCGTCAGGGTCGGTCGTCGCACGGCGGGCTCCTGTGGGCTTGTGGTTCAGTTCACCGTAGTGAATCTGATGCACGATTGCAATGCCTTGGTGCACGTTTGCATATCCGAAAGATGGTGTGCGACGTGGGATTATGTGGGGTTTTTGGGTGGCGACCTGCGATTTAGTAAAGTGCAGCAACATCGGGCTGTCGGCGTGTCGGTTTGTAACATTGCAGTACAAACTTTGCGAGTTTGCATTCACCGCGGTAAATTTGCTGGATGGCTGAGCCACAGAAAACCCGCTGGTGGAAACGCATCTCGGCGCTCGCGGAACTCCACGGCGACCACACTCAGCAGGAAATCGCCGAATCGCTCGGCGTCTCACCCGGCGCAGTCACCGGCTGGCGATACGGCCGCCCACCACGCGCCGAGACCGTTGTTCGTGCCGCTGAGGTCTACGGAGTCGATCCCGGCGAGCTGCTCATCCTCACGTTCATCGACCCCAAAAAGGGGAAGCCGCGCAGGTCAGCGGACGACAGTGAGGTGACAGTCACTCGACGACTCGGAGCGCATCGAGAACGGCTCCGCGAGGTCAATAACGCCGATAACCGCGATAAGCAGAGCGGCTGACCACTCCGTAAACGGGAACGCGTCAAGCCGTCGAAGCAACTCACCGCGTAGGCGTCGAGCTTCTGTCACTTTCATTGCCTCCCAACAGGTCAGACGCCCCCGAAACACCTTGAAACATAGCCGGAATAAGCATTAATTTGCACGGTTCGTTACCGCAAAAACATCGGATCAAGACACAATCTCAACCGAATCGGCACCGTCACGAAGTCAGCACGTCACGCGCTGGCAACCTCCGGCTCTACTCGTCGCCGTCGCCGCCGCCGTCGTCACCCTCGGGTGCGTCACCGGGCTTGCCGCTCGTCAGTCGACGGTCCATGGCTGAGGCCGCGATGTCCGCGCTGCGCCGATCGATGTGGCCGTACCGGTTGACCGTCGTCGTGATCGACTCGTGCCCCAGCTGCGCCTGCACCACCGCCAGCGGTACGCCGTCCTGAATCCACCACGATGCCGCGGTGTGCCGCAGATCGTGCACGCGCGGCACCTTGGTAAGCCCCTGCGCGATCGCCGCGTCACGGGCCGGCTTCCACGCCAGGTTGTAGAACTCCTGCGCGCGCACCGGGTTTCCGACGCCGTTGGTGAATAGGTACCCCGGCGCGGTGAGGTCGAGGGCATCGATAGCACTCTGCGGAACGCTGACGTCGCGCCGAGACCGCTTGGTCTTGGGCGCCCCGAGCTTCACATCGCCCCGTTTCGGCGCGTACTTCCAGGCTTGCCGGACCCGCGCGATCTTCGTCTTCGGGTCGATATGGCGCGGCTCGAGCGCGGTCGCTTCACTGAACCGCATTCCGGTCGACACCAACCACAACGCGAGCTTGCGATAACGCTCCTGCGTGATGCAGTCGTGGATCAGCATGAACTCCTCGGGCTCGAGGAACACCATGTCCTCGACGACCGTCGTCGGCAGCTTGCGACCCAGGCAGGGATTCGACTCGATGATCGGCGGCTTGTGCGCGACCGCGGCGTTGAGCGCGCCGCTCAGGAAGCCGTGTTTGTTCTGAATCGTCTTGCCCGAGATCGGCCGTTGCTCGCCGTTGACCTTGCGGCCCGGCTTGGCCGCCATCCACTGCACCCATTTGCCGATGCTGTTCTCGGTGACCGCGACGATCGGCATGGCGTCGAAAAACGGTTCGATATCGAGATCGATGTAGCGGCGGTACCGCTTCACCGAGCCGTCCTCGATGCCGGTGAGACTGTCGCAGTGCGTCCTGAGCCACTCGACGAGCGACATCACGCTCACACCGGCCTCGGCGATCTCAACGAGACGCAGCGCCTCGGCCGGCCCGTGGACGGTGACGTTGGTCTGGAAGCGTTGCGCTGAGTCCTCGTCGGCGAACGACAGGCTGCGCTGCTTGCCGTTTTCCCGCCAGAACACGCGCCAACTGTCACCGTGACGATTCGACTGCTTATGGACGCTCATTCGGTCTCGGGCGGTCGAGAGTATTGCTCGCGCGAGTCCTCGAAAGCACGGCGCAGATCGGCGCCGATATCGTGGTCGGGGTCCGCCCACGGCTGCAGTGGCTCGGTCACGCCGCTCATGGCACCTCCGGGCGCCAGCTCGACAGCGTTACGCCGCCCGGCGGCAGGCGCCAGCCCTCGGCGGCCTTGGCCGTGATGTACGCCAGCACGGCTCGCTGCCACGGCGTCATCGGGATCGTCGACGGGATCTGCAGCGGTCGCGGCGCGGCGATCGGCGGCAGCATGGTCGACGGTGTCGGCGTCACGAGTCGCCGCATGATCGCGTCGGCGACCTCCGGCGCCAGCCCCAGATCATTCATCGCGCCGTCCCGCCGGAATCGCGGGGATACCGAGCGCCGCCGGAGAGGGTCGTCGGTGCGATCGCCCGGCGGATCGCGGCCCGCACACGCTCGGCGTCGTTGGTGTCGTTGTCGGCGAAGTGAGCGTGCAGCGACGGGTCGGTGTTCAGCACGACGAACGCGTCGAACACCACGATCGGGTCGTCGCTTACGAGCAGCGTCCGCATCGCCGCGGCGCCGATCTCCGGGTCGAGGTGCGCGGCCATCAGAGCCCCAGTGGCTTCGTCGTCGGATGGATTGTGAAGTCGGTGCCCAGCGGCGGATCGTCCCCTGCGTACTCGTATGCGCGGATCGCCGAGACGATGCCCTCACGTTCTGGCGCTGGCAGTCCGAGCCGCTGACCTATCGCGGTGACATCCTGCGCCGGGATGACGCCGGCGAGCACCATTCGGTCGATCGCCGCGCCGTCGTCGTGGTGTTGTGCATCCGTCGTACGTTCGTGCCGCCGACCGAGCTCGAACACTGCGGACAGAAACGGATCGGTCATCAGCAGTCGCCGGGTTGCGCGTTCGTTCAGCATCCCGACGCTGCCGACATCGAGCAGCACCTGCGCGGCGGGTAGGCCGCCCGCAATGCGCCGCGCAACGCCGACATGATCACCGATCGCGTCGGCGTAGGTCGGGAACGGCCCCGTGAGTTCATCGTCACGTTTGGCGTAATAGCGGACGCCGGACGTGGTGTTTTCGGGTTGCGACAT